AATAGCATTCATCTTTAAACAAGCGTCTTTTATGGAAAAACAAGAATTTCTTTAGAAAAAGAGAGAAAATGTATTCTACAAAAATCAGAAAAGAAACATGAGTAAGCTACATACATTACTCTTCTAAAAAAGAATTCGTCCTTGGATTATGAAAACCCAAGGACGAATCACTCTTAGTTTGTGGAGCTGGAGGGAGTCGAACCCTCGTCCAAACGATTCATCCAATGACCTAACAGTCAATATACTTTTATTTCTATAGGATTATCTCCAAAACACATATTTCTTTTATCAAATGGTACATAATGAGTATATAAGAATCCTGCATCATTAAATAGTTTAGCCGTACCTATTGGTACACTAATAGAATTATTATGTTTTGGATCTATCCACCAACTTCTTTTTGTTGTTTCATGAACATATCTAACAGGTTTATTATAGAATAGATGTTCACCCCACATATCTGCTGCAATATAGCTCATGATAAATAATTTTAAGTTGTAAATATAAAGAGTTTTGCACACCTCTGCGCCTTCATATCCTAGCAGACCGGATAACGCCTCAATTAGAGAGATATACATCATACACGAGTTTTCATATATCATTGGGTTGATATAATAGTGCAATATACTCTTTTAGTAGTATAGAGAGCGATCAAACTCTCTATACTTAATATGTAATTCTAAAGTAATAGTATACACTGTTGATTATGAGCATAAAAGCATTAAATCTAGTATATAATAGCATAAAGCTGCTATTACTTTAGAATTTATAGTCTTTGACAGAATACATATTATACCAAGTGCTCATCTAGCAAGCTAGAGACTCGATTGAAATATAGACATAAAGTACTATATGTATATGTATTTTGATATACTTACTGTTTTTCGTCTATGAGACTATCCTTTATTTGTTAGCATAAAAGCATTTAAATAAAGAATGATCTATTTATAGCACATGATCAGTAGGCATAATATCCTATTACTAGCATAAAAGCATTGAATAGAACTGTCAATTCAGTTCATATTTGCCCCGGACTCCTTAATGCGACACAAGCGAATTATATAGTTTGCAGGGCTCATATTTTACTCTATTTAGCATAAAAGCATTTAGAATTTGGATGTTGATTAAAGATAGATATTTTCGTATCTTGAACCAAAGATTTCTTCTTTCGCTTTTGCGATAGCGTCATCTTTCTTGTCTGTAAGTTCTGAATACTTTTTATCCCAAGCTTTGTAATCACCTGTAGATTCAAATTCAGCTTGAGCTTTCTTCAGTCCTTCAGAAAAGTCTTTCATAATGTTCTTGTGTTTTGATGCAAAACGTCCGTATCTTTCTGCTCTAGAAACAGCTTTTTCACAATCTTGAATTCTACGTTTTACTTCACGAGATTCACGTTCAAGTTGTTCTTGTTGGATCTGTTTCTTTGCTTCAGTAACTGCTGATGCTTCAACTTTACCGTCTTTTTCTTCTTGAGCTTTCATTCCAGCTTCAAAGTTATAACTTCCATCAGTTGCTTTGTCACATAACATTGTTGCACCTAACATAATTCCTACAAGATTCATAAAATTCTTCATAATTCTTTTGATTTTAATTGTTAATAATTGATTTATTTAAGTGAATGAATTAACCCCATAAAGTATCTGATAAATGTCTGCGATAGATTTCATCTCTTTCTTCTCGAATATCTATCTGCATTTGAATAATGATACTTATTAGTTCTTCTTTTGTTTTCTTTTCTAGTTCTTCTTTTGTCCACATAATAATAAAGAAATAGAAAGTTATACTATCTATTCGTACGCCTTATTTGATAGCTAGCCCTTTTCCTTCTCCTGACCTTAAATAAGGTTGACCGTTGTATAGTCCGTAGGTATTAATCACCTTTAGGGGTCTGGCGTTATAACCTTCTGTGTTGATTGGATTCTATCATAACTACTTAATTAGTAATTCTTAGTTAAATAATAGCTCTTTCCCTTTTATACGGTTGCATTTTAGAATGTCTAACTCTCTTTTTAGACTGATATTCAGCTGCTTTTCCTGATTGCTTAGAACCTGGAAAATGAGATTCTTTATAGGTCTTTCCCATGATTATAACACTCTAATTGCTTGTACTAAAAGATCAAAGATATAAGCGCATCCCTTTTTGTTGAGATACTCGATTGTAACTTCTTTTTCATCCAGCATCATCTCAATTTGTGGTCTAGTTAATTTACCATCTTCAATCAATTTCCAAAAGTTAGCATTGATTGCAGCGATATTCATTAGACCAGCTGCTGTACACACAGTAATAATGTCTTTTAAGATATTTTCAATCATTTGTTTATTTGAAGAGCTAGTTACAAACTTACTTGTTTCAAGTATTTCTGTATGTACTTCTGATAAACCAAGTTTCTTAGCCATAAGAGCTACTGCTGTTACAATACTTTCCTGATTGATTGATGCAGGAATTCCAATAATTACAAAGTTTAAAGATTTCATTTGATATGAATTTAAAGTTGTTTATAAATTTCTTGACTATAGTACTTACCACATCTTTCACAGTAAGTTCTTTTAGTAATAGGAATATTTAATTCATTGTTGTTAGGCTCATTTTTCCATTTGTGCCCATGAATTAAACATTGTGAACGTAATGCAACTTCTTTTTGCTTTTTAGGATTGTCTAATAATTCTAATTCAGCAAGTCGTTTGATGTTACTATGATAGGCTTTTAGCCTTCTGTAACTACTGATTTTCAGTTTGATTTTCTTAAAAATATTCATTCTTTCATATTTAATAGTTTTAATTATACAATATTTTGAGGACGTCTAGCTGCAACTAGATGGTTTTATCAATCTTAATTATATATTAACACACATTTTCTACTGTACGCTTACAGTAAATAAAGAAGGTATGTAACAGTTTATACAATATATTGCAGTATATTGCAGGCTTGACGATTCACATCGTTGTGTAACTTCTACACTAATACAGCTTAATTGAAATACTAATTAAAATGACTCTCACTTAGTTTTAACTCATAAGCAGATATAGCTGTCAAACTAATCTTATTGGAGTACATGATTTTAACGTCTGCACTAATACTCGATGGTTGCCTTGTCTAACTACAGCATGAGTTAGGTGGATATCTAAGATATAAGCCCCACATGTTTGTCACTGATTCTCACAGTAAAAACGATTACTTCTATATTCACATACTGAAGTAATCTTGTTTAATTTAATAGTTAACGGCTTCATGAATTGAATCACTATTAAGTTGTGGTAATGAGGACCTTGGCATACTATCTGGTATATATTCCTTTTGTATATCCATACTCCTCTTTATTAATTTATCATAAAAGTCTTTGTTACTAATATAAATAGAAACAATTTCATGATTTGATAAATCTGTACCTTTAGTTACAAGTATTTGAGTTAGTACTTGTTCTGGCATAACCAAGAACACACTATCTACATACTTGTCTAATCTCATACTTTCACGCCATTGTAGCACTTCTTGTACTGTTGGTGCTACTACTTGCTCAATTGTGTCCGTTTCAGGGATTTGTTTTTCTTTAGGACTACGAGGTCTTGCACAACTGATAAAAATTGCTAATGCTACTATTGCTGCAATTAGCCAAAATACGTATTTACTTTTCATTTTTGATAAATGTTGTTTAATCGTTTAACATGTTATAAATCTCTTCTACTGACTCTTTTGCTTCGAGAATCATAGTTTCTCCGTCATCAAGTTTAGTGAAGATAGCTGATCCTTCTGAATAATCTTCTGATGGAAGAATTGAAGAGATAATACTTTTTCTTACAGTGGCTGGCTTTCCTCCTGATTCATTGTCATGTAATAATAAAAATTCATTCATTTTGATAATGTTTTTAAGTTAATACTAAGTATATAAATGCTATTAATATTGCATCTATTACAATCAATACTCTTGTTACTGGATGTGTTTCATACCAGTTTTCAAATTTATCCCACCATATGTCTGCTAAATCAGCTTGGTTTGATTTCTTTGTATCCATCATCTTTATCTTTATATCCATTTCCTAGTGTATATACGAAAGATAATACGCAGAATATAAATAGTGCGATTATCACTACTTTAGAGTAATACCAATAATTCCAATAATCGGTATATAACAGTCCGTACACTTCTTCATCAAAGAAATATATTCCTTGATGTTCAATAATCATCACAGCTGCAAATAATGCAGTTATGAGTCCAAATAAAAAATACATTAACTTTTGCATAATAATTATTTATTGATTAAATACTATTTGCTACAAATACTATTGTTACTACTATTGCTAATAATATTAGTAAGTATACTAATAATCTGATAGTAATAACAATGCGCCAGAATCGTTCATTTCCCATATACTTTTATACTTATCGTTAAGTTTTTGCCAAAAATTATATCCTTCTTTTGTATATCTCCATATAAGTGTACATTCAATTGCCATACTAGGAACTCTTAATTTTTTATAAAATGGTTCTATGTTTATTTTATTATCGTGAACATATTTACTACTGCCGTCTAAGAAGCTATTTAATACTTTTTCTTTAATAAGAAAAGTAAGCAATAAATAAGGCATATTAAATAATATTTGCCTTCTAACTTTTTGTCGTTCTGTTAACTTTTTCATTGATTGAATTGTACTTTTTTATGAACTTTAAATGTTACTTCAGTATCACTCTTAACTTCAATAGTAAAGTGAGGAGATGATTTACTATCTATTCTTCGTTTGATCCATTTAACTACGTAATCCGCAGTTAATACTTCAAATTGCAAATAGCTACGCCATTTTCCACTCTTACCGATGTGTAGTTTTAGATTTCCTCTGTCAATATTAGTAACAGGGTTAACGCGACTTTGTTTTGAGTTAACTAATTTAGCTACTACTATGTCGCCGATTTTAAGATTTTGAAATTGTTCTAATGTCATATCTTTTTTAGTTTATTGATTAAACATATAAAGAGGACAGCTAATGCTGTCCCCTACTATTTACGTATAGTTACGTTGTCACTCTTTGTTCATCTAGTGACAGATGCTCAGAACTATTTTTCAAATCTAAAATAGTGAAAACTCCTTTATACTGAGTTTAGATAGTGCTTACACGTTTGTACCACACACTACAATGATACTAATACTACATGTAGTTGGCTCTGCATTTACAGGCTTGCCACTGTCTATGGCTGCATTACTATTGTAGTATAAATAACTCTAAGTTAGTTTGAATACATCTTGCTAAGAGTTCATACTTTCTGATAAAGTGTTTTCTTGTTTTCATAATTTTAACTTTTAATATTATTAGTTAGATTAAAGTCTCCAATGATATTTTTTATTATAGGTATGAATTCATTATCGTATCGTAAAATTATACGATGTTGAATATCTCCTATTTCTCCTATTTCTTGATTTATGTATTTTATAATATCAATATCGTTGATAATAATATCTAAAATTGTGTACCTTAGCATTTTATCTTAATTTTAAGTTAATAATCAGTTTAAAACACTACTATCTTCACAGACTGTAGTGTATGGTTAAGTAATAATAAAGTAAAGGATAGTATGGCTGTATCCTTACAATATAGAAATAAACGATTAGCATTTTACACCTAAAACTTTATAAGTCGCAACTCACATTCCAGTTGGAATAGTTTGCTTACATTTTATAATAAAGAAACTGGTGCCCTCAATGTCTTGGGAAGTTATTGAGTTTTTTAAAAAGCATCTGTTTTTCTAGATTGCTTTAAACTCTTATATTAAGAGTTTACTATCTTAATACCTAGGATAAGATAGTAGATTATTTAAAATAATAGTATAATCTTCCAAAACTATACTATTATTTTGTGTTATCAACACTCACTATTACACACAGTAGCTAATTGTGTTTATTTAGTGACTAGATTCATAGTGGAAATGATTCCTTATGAGAATCCTACTTACTAGCTAGACTCTTGCGCTCTATACTGTTATTTATAATAACAGTATTTTTCACAATCGAGGGTCTTATTTCTCGGCAACTCCTACTTAATTTGAATTTTAATACATTTAAATATATCCCAAGTAATAACAGATATTTGGAGCATTATTTACACACTTTTGGTTGCTCGTTTTTGATCTTTTGATCAATTGCTTCTTACTTTCTGAGCGAGTTTGCGATTCTCAGATTTCATATTTTCTATTACCACGCATCGGCTAATTAGAAGAGCCTTAATTAAATTAGAATAACATAATTTTGCACAGTTGTTTAGTTAATAAATGACTAACCAGTCTGTGACTAACTTCTGGTTAGTCTTAATTTAATTTACTAGTCTTTACAGCGCTAGCTTTCTGTTTAGTTACTATAAAGATAATCAAATCTAGATAGTATTGTTGATTCTACTAAGAGATAATATTACTTAAGCTTTATCATAGATATGTTCTTAATTTTCTAAGTCTTTAGTGTCTTTACCTAATATACCTAATATTATGTAGATATTTAGATTGATTAGACTGAGTGCTATGAATATTCCAAGAAAATAACTTGTTAGTTTTACGCTTTCAAATACTATACCTGTTATAATTGCTGCTATTGCCGATAATGCTGCAATTGCTGCACTTGTTTTGATTATTTTAGCTAGAATTTTCATGATGTATTGATTATATCATTGTCTGGTTTGTTGCTTCTGATGTATTGATTATATCATTGTCTGGTTTGTTGCTTCTTTTTAAAAAGGGCAGTGCTTTTGCACTGCTCCTTTATTATTTTCTTACAGGTCTGTTTGGTTGACGATTCTGAGGTTGTTGTTTTGGTTGTTCTGGTTCATCATTTATGATGTCAGGTTGTTCTTCCTCTTCTGTTTCGTCATTTGTATTTGCTAAATATTCTTCAGCATCATACCATTGACCTTCAGCAATACGATATGCTCTGATAGCATTTGCACGAGTTTTAAGCTCGTTTTCACTCATCATTGGTACTTCTTCGCCTTTTACAATTTTCATCAAGCAAGTAAGTTGGATGCTTGTGTAAATTCTAGCGTTGTTACCTTCCATGATTACATCACCTTTAGAATAGTTTCCTCTTCTACTATCTGTTTGATAAGTCATAACAACTGGTGCAATCTCTACATTTACTCTGTCTACATAAACAGGTTCTTTGTCGATTTCTTTGTTGTTAAACGCATCAATGATAGCATCTTCAAACTCTTGGTTTATTGTACCTTCGTTATCTCTCTGAGGATAGAAGTTCATTTGATATTCTGATGAACGTCCTTTTGCTGCTCTTTCTAACAATGACATTTTTTCAGGCACGAATATTAATCTTAAATAACTGTGTCCTTTGTCTGCATCAGATTGAAATTCAGCGATTTCACTTCTGTCATAGTCTACTTTTACTTTCATAATTGTTGATATTTATGGGTTTATAATTTGCGCTATATATTAATAAGGAAAGATAAAGGGATAAAATTAATTATTCCTTTATTTAATGGTTAGTTTGTGTGATAGGCACAACCACAAGGAGTAGTGTGTTCATACACTTTTACTACGAATACTGAGTTGTTGAAATCTGATTTAGCCATACTTTTACTTATTAATGTTACTACTACGGGGTCTTTCCCCCGATTAAAGAGAGAGGGGGCTTGATTTTGTACAGCTTCCCACACGCAGATTTCTTCACCAAAAAAATTTTTTATATATTTTTATTTTAAATAATGTTAAAAAATAGCTATTAAACTTAAATAAATATTCATAATAAATGTTAATAATAATAACCAATATAGTTAAATATACGTTACTGTATACAGTAAATACAGTTAAATACAGTATAAATATGAATTACTACTTTATAAGACAAAGAGATCAACAGTATTCTAATTGTCTTTACTTAAGTAAGATAAGTAAGAACTATAAATTGAATGATAATTATAGATCCTTTACTTTACCAGGACAAATAGAATATACTTTCTCTGAAGATTTATATAAACAGTTTAAGAAAGAAATAAATACAGTTAAATGACAGAATTTACTGCACTATGTTTAGTAGGTATGTTAGGATGTCTAGCTTATATCATACTAAATAAATTAACAAAGTAATGTGCCCTAAGTACACGGGATCGTAGTACGTTCCACGCTTAAAGAAGTTACCATAAGGTAGAAGCGCACCAGGGAATCCTAATCGTAAGTAGGCTCAGTTTAGCTACCTTTCTGACGGTCTTTGGTTAAAAAAGGTAGCCCCTAAAACGGTATTACTATGGAAAAGAACGAACAAAAAAAAGCAGATAGAATTGAGTATGTTTTCAGGAATAAAACTTATATAGCTACTCCTGAACTTAGTAAAGGTTGTTGTGTAGGTTGTGCGTTTGTTAATAATATGAACTGCGCTAACTTTAAAGATAGAATGGACATCTGTCATAAAGGATATATATTTAAGCGTAAATTTAATCACATAGATGAGTAACCTTACTTTACTTACTGCGTTAATAGATATTATAAAGTAAATATTATGGAAGATAAAGTACTAGAAACAGTGGTAAACGGATTGGAATATAGTTTTGAAAAAGATATTTTAGTAAAACCTTTAACTCCTATTATGGTTACTAAAGAATATACAGAGCAAATTCCTACTGGGGAAAAGGATGAAGAAGGTTTTAATAAGTATGAAGTAAAGACTCATACTAAAGAAGTTGAATCAGATTTTGCAAAAGGTATTGTTCTATCTATTCCAATCGGTACTGATAGTACCATTAAGGTTGGTGATACTATAGTATACCCTAAGAAATTTGCTAAAGACTTTGATCTATTTAAAGACTCACAATTAGTTAAACCATACGACGTTGTAGCTAAAGTCGTTAAATAAGCTATCATTCATGATTGAATGTTTTATTTTAGAGTATTAAGTCGCTGCCCTGCCATCAAAGCAGGGCATTCTTTTTGCTATTACTTTACTAAACATTAATAAATGTTAAATATTTTAAACACTTTTTATATTAGTGCGTTTTAAGGGCATTATGGGAACAATAATAATAGTACTTGTGAGTATTGTTGGTTTTGGTGCTCTTACTTATCGTCAAGGAAAGAAAGAAGGTTATGACCAAGGTAGAATTGATGGTTACGAAGAGTGTAAACAAAACTTTAATAAGATACAAGAATTTAAACAAAAGATATTAAATAAAAAGTTAGACATATGGAAGGATACAAAGTAATTAAGGATTTTAGCTTCGCTGAAAAAGGTGATGTGTTTACTAAAGTTGAAGATTTAAACTTGTGGGAACTTCAGAAATCTGAAGTAGTATCAGATACAGAAACTTATACTTCAATGGCGTTTGATTCTTCTACTATGGAAGAATTAGCTAACAAAGATTATGTAATCTGGTATAGTGAAGAAGTAGAAAAAGATAATAATGAGGATGAATGTGAATGCTGTTGTGATAAGTTAGAGAAAGTAAAAGAATATGTTAATACTTTGATTGATATATATACTAAAGATTATAATGAACTAATGAAGGATTATAATGAAGGTAATGTGCAGCAATGTGTTAAAGTAGAAGCAGAAACTGTATACCACAATTTAAATAAAGTTCTCAATAGTATTAAAGATTTGTTAGATGAATAAATTAGTAAAGACTGTTAATAAAGGCAATCTTTACTATGAATACCTTAACGCTTTAAATGGTATACTACAACTTACAAATAGGGAATTGGAGTTACTTACTAAGTTCGTTGAATTAGATGTGAACTTTACTCCAATACCTGGTGTAAGTAAAAATGTAGCCAATACTGACAATCGTAGAATGATTAAAAGTACTATGGGTATTACTCCTGATAACTTAAGTAGATATATAAGTAAGTTCAAGAAAGAAGGTCTTTTAGTACAGGGAAAAGCAGAAGATGAATTAGTAGTTAATAAGATACTAATTCCAGAGATAATAAAAGATAGGGTGCAAATAACATTAATACTAAGAGTAAATGAATAATAAAATAAATAATAAACATTTCTATATGATCTTTGACAATGGGCATATAGTACATGTAGAGAATAGAAGTAATAGGTTAGTACGATATTTCAGACATCTTTTTAACTTACGTTCTAATCTGAAATTAACTTCTTTCGTTCCGAAGAAACCTTACTCTAATAAAGAAATCAAGAAATTATCTGATATACTATACAGAAATCGTGACTTGGATGAAGATGATATCATAGTAATAATAAATTCTATTAGACCTAATACCATCAGAGAATCTTTAACAGAGTTAGAAACTAGTGAATATTATATAAATGCAACAGCAAAAAAAGATATCAATTTACTCAAGTCTGGCAAACAAATATAATTTACCTTATCCTGTTATAGAAGTAATATGCAATAGTCCATTTAAGTTTGCTAAAGAAGTAATGTCAAATGATGAAGATACTAAAGATATTATGTTTGCTTACTTATTTAAACTTAAATTAAAAAAGAGATATAAAGAAACAAAATGAGACAGTTTATTGAAGAATGCTTTACGCCTAATTATAAGATTCACTGGTTAGATTCTATTTACTTTGATCCTGTATTACTTAACAATATACAGATGTATGTAGCAATTAGTGACAGTAAACTATTAAGAATATGATACTAAGAAGATTTGATAATATATATCCTAGAACATTTTGGATAGCTGTAATAGAAAAGGAAGAAGATATATACACAATACTGAAAAAATTCACTATATACGACTTATTACCTGGTTTTGATAAAGTACGAAAAGAAGCTGAAGAAGAAATGTTAAAGACGTATGACGGAGACGCTATTGCAGAATGTAGACCTGTTATGTTAAATAGTAGTTCTGAAATGGGTATTATTTGCATAATATATAGACCTGATGAAGTAGATGGTACACATATAGCACACGAATCAGTTCACATAACTGATTATTACTTTGAAGTTACAGGTATGAATGGAGAAGAATTCTCAGGTGGTGGTAACGAAGGGTATGCGTATTTAGTTGGCTGGGCTGCTGGATGTTTTATTAAAGTAATGAAAGAATATGGAAAGACAGAGTAAAGAAGATTCATTAGCTCTATGGGAATTTGAGAAGAACAATGTTAAACAATTTGGATCTAATATTAGTGAAGAGTTAAAGGAGTTAATGGAAGTTGCAGATAAGAAGATCAACAACTATTCCTTAACATACAATGAATTCGTGGATGATATTCTAGAAGGTTTAGCTAAGTTGAAAGATACAGACAGCATTGAAACTAGACAGCTACAGATAAAAGGATTGTACAATTATTTAACTAATAAGTATATTGAAGATGGAGAATGATGGTAAGAAATATGATTGTGGTAAAGTAAGAATGGATCTGATTCCATTAGATGTAGTTGAGAATATTGGTAAGGTACTTACTTATGGAGCTCAGAAATACTCAGATAATAGTTGGCAAAATCTTCCAGATTTTTGGAAAAGATATAAAGCAGCATTACTAAGACATCTTACTGCTATAGACAAAGGAGAATTAATAGATCCTGAAAGTGGACTACCTCATATAGATCATGTACTTTGTAATACAGTATTCTTAGATTGGGGATTTCATCATGGTAAAGCGATTAGTATTAACACAAAAGATATTGAACAAGATAAATAATTATGGAACAATTGAAATTTAAAAAGTTAGATTACTCAGTAAAGAAAGAAGACGGTACAGAAGAGATTAAAAAGTCTGAAGGCAAGTTGCCTACTAGAGCCACAGCAGGAGATGCTGGATTGGATCTGTATGCTACTCGTATTACTCAGGAAGTAGATAATAGCGGAAAGTTAGTACTTGTATATCATACTGATTTAGCAGTAGAGATTCCTGAAGGATATTGTGGTTTACTTATGATGAAGTCTTCAATTAGTAAACGTTCTATAGCTTTAACAAATGGAGTAGGTTTAATAGATGCTGGATATCGTGGAGAGTTAATGGCTAAATTTAAAGTAACTACAGATGCTATTCCTACAGTATATACTATAGATGAACCATTTGCTCAATTGGTTATTGTGCCTTGTTCTATATTAGAACCTACTTTGGTAGAAGAATTGAGTGAAACAGAAAGAGGAGAAAAAGGATTCGGAGAAGCTACAGCAGAACAAAATAATGAAATTAAAGAAGTAAAAGAATAATTATGGAAAATCTAGATATTACAATTATTCCTGTAAGTGCATCAGGTGTTGGAAATTTTATTGAAGTAGTTATCGGTGACAGTAGATATAAGACCGATATTGTCCAAGGAGAATTCACAGAGGATGTAATGAAGGAGTTAATGGATAAATTAATTACTAATCAGATTCCTACTGAACAACAAGAAGCAGTAGAATTGAAATTCTATCAACTGTTAGATGCTATTGCTAATACTAAAGCTGAAGAAGAGTATAGAGCTCAGCACCCTGAAGAGTTTATGCCAGAGAATTTTGAACCTAGTGTTGAAGAAGTAACTAATGAAGCTATTTGATATAAATGGTGGTAAAGTAGTAATACACCCTGATGCTTTAGGTCTCCCATTCTTTAAAAAGTTATGGGAGGCTGATAAGCCAGACAAAACACAAGCTACAAATGTAATAAGTTATATAGTACTTATGTGGTATTTTAAATCTCCATATGTACTTCAGCTAGAACCAGATATCAGAGAAAAGAAACTTAAGCAGTTATACTTTGGTGATGAGAATTATAATCTTACAGTAGAAGAAAAGTCTTGTGAAGATGATTATAAGAAGCTAATATATACTAGAAATCTAAGAATGTTAGATAGTATGAGAAACAAAGTAGATACTATTAGTAAGTATTACGAAGATTCTCTAGAAGAGCAATTAGATGAAAAGAAGATCAAAGATCTATTAGCTGGTATGGAAAAAGTAAAAGCTACTTTTCAAACATTAGATTTCCTCGAAAAGGCAGTTAAAGCTGAAGAAGTTAGTACTACTAAAGTACGTGGAGATACTCAGATTAATCCTTATGAATTAGCTTAATTTGTGCAAATTATACACAAGTTTATAACAATAAATTAATAGGTACGTTATATGAATATAAATAAAGAAACTATGAAGAAAGTACTTGATTTAACAAAATGTAATAGCACTGAAGAGATTTGTGATGTGCTTGAGAAAGAAATTGATAACAAACAAAAAGCAAATAAAGCAGTTAAAGAAGCTAGTGAGTCTTTGATTGAAGAATATAATAAAGAAGCAGTAGCTGAACCTAAGAAGAAAGGTATTATCAAGCGTACTATTCATTGGCTAAAGAGTTTGTTTAAGAAATAATCTCGTTGAACTGATAGAGAGGTCTGACAGGGACAGACATTAAATATTCCCTGGCACACTCCCCTGTAGTATATGTGGTTAATACACTAGTCTCTAAAACTGGAGTACTCAGTCGGATCTGAGCGGGGGGACCAATTAAAAAAGCTGATTTATGGATAAAGTGTACACAACCAAAATCGCTTATGACTAGGGTTACAGAGTACAAAAAGACGGCTCTGTAACCCTTTTTAATAAGCCTATAAATAAAATTCTTCTTAAAAAGAAAAATAATAATAGAAACCTACTAGTATTCCACATAAATAGAAATCAATTAGTATATGTATCTAAACTTCAAGCTTACCAAAAGTTTGGAGAAAAAGCTCTTAATGAAAATTGTTTTTATGTAGATGGAAATACTACTAATTGTTCTTTCGATAATATTGAATTAAAAAGTACATATAAAAATTCTCTAGAATTAAATGATGTATATAGATGTTCTAAGTGTGGTAAAGAACTATCCGAAAAACATTTTTATAAAACTGATTTAAAAAACAAAGCTATAAAAAATAGAATATGCATTTGTAAAAATTGTCTTAAAGAAAAAAGAAACAACACACATGAATATATACAAAGATTTAAAGACAAATGCATATGTTGTGGAGAATCTGATGTAGCATGCTTAGATTTTCATCACTTAAATGACAAATATGAATCTCTATCTCATATGAATTCTCATTCTACTGATACTATAAACAAAGAAATAAATAAATGCGTTATATTATGCGCTAACTGTCATAGAAAACTACACTATTATAAGTGTAATATAGATGAATTAAAAAATAAAATACATGATAGACTTCAATAAAAAAATTAAAAATTCTAATAAATTTAGATAGCCAGCACTAGAATTTATTAAAACTGGAAAGTACTGTCAATATCCTGCTGGCTGTACTGAATATTATACATACTGGGACGAATAGAAAGATCGTTGCATTAATGGTTATACCGCAGAGGATGGAGATTACATCACTGGGTATAACTATTTTTATATTAACTTTTGTCCTATTCAACGTATTGTGCATGAAATAAAAAATAAACCAGACGGTACTACAAAAGTAATAAAAAAACGTGAATTATAGTTCCCAGACTTCTACGATTACGATTACTTTTTTTTCTAGGCTATGTAGGAAGCTGAAGAGCAAGGTAAACATATGTGTGTACTTAAGTCACGTCGTAAAGGTTATTCATATAAAAATGGTTCGATGGCTTGTCGTAACTATTATCTATTGCCTGGTACTAAGACGTATATATACGCTTCTAACAAGTAGTATCTTACTGAAGATGGTATTCTTACTAAAGCTTGGGACTATATGGACTTTATAGATAAGCATACAGCTTGGGGTAAGAAGCGATCTGTTAACAGTACTATGCGTAAACGAGCTGGATTCTGGACTAAGGATGAATTTGGTAAAGAAGTAGAAATGGGTTACAAGTCAGAGATTATTGGTGTTACTTTGAAAGATAATCCTGATATAGTACGTGGTAAAGCTGGTAAATTGATTATATTTGAAGAAGCGGGTTCGTGCCCAGAATTAGGTGCTGCGTGGTAGATTGCTAGACCATCTGTAGAACAAGACGACGTAGCTTTTGGTACAATGATAGCTTTTGGAACAGGCGGTGATGAAGGTAGCCATTTTGAAACATTGAAAGACATGTTTTATAATCCAGATGGATATAACTGCTTAGGATTTGATAATATATGGGATGAACATACTAGTAACAAAAAATGCGGTTTTTTTATTCCACAGTATACTAATAATGATATTAGAGATGAAAAAGGAAACCGTCTTTACATGGATAAAGATGGAAATACATTACACAAATTAGCTCTAGAATATACATTATCTGAACGTAGAAAAGTAATAGAAAATGCTACTAATACTAATACTATAGATAGATATGTAGCTGAAAGATGTATTACTCCACAAGAAGCGTGTCTAGAATTTGGTGGTAATATATTTCCTAAAAAAGAACTATAGTAGCAATTAGGACTTATTCGTACTAATACTTAGTTATAGAATCATAAACAAGTAGGTGATTTAATATTTGACGAATCTGGTAGTATCAAATGGATACCTAAGAAACATGGCGATGTTACTAAGTATCCACTTGGTAAAGACGATGATCCTACTGGCTCAATAGTTATATGGGAACATCCAGCTAAAGATGCAACAGCTGGATTATATATAATAGGTGTAGACCCTTATGATCATGATTAGTCTGGTACTAATTCATTAGGATCATCTATTGTATATAAGAGGTTTTAGAACTTTGAAGAGTATTATGATATTATAGTAGCTGAATATACTGGTAGACCTGCAACAGCTGAAGAGTATTATGAGAATTTACGTAAGTTAGCATTATACTACAATGCACGTATAATGTATGAAAATGAACGCAAAGGTCTATTCCCTTACTTTACTGCTAAGCATTGTGATTACTTATTAGCTGATCAACCTGATATTATTAATGATATAGTTAGTAATTCTAAAGTACAAAGAAGAAAAGGTTGTCACATGAATAAGTAGATAAAGCAATGGGGAGAAGGTATGATAAAAGAATGGTTGAATGAAGAGTATGCACCAGGTAAGAAAAACCTAACTAGGATACTATCAGAGCCGCTATTAGAAGAGCTAATAAGCTATAATGATACAGGTAACTTTGACCGAGTGATGGCGTTGATGTAGGTTATGATATATAGAGAACAACTATATAATGTAGTTGTTAAAAAGAAAGAAAAAGAAAATAAATAGAAGATGCTCTTTGATGGACCAATTTTTGCGCAGAGTTGGTTCAATGACGATACTCCTAGAGTATTTTCTAATGACGATAATGTATATACATTTTAACTATGAAGAATACTAAAAGTTTCCCTGCACAGAAACTACCAATGTCAAAGAAGACACAAGCCTGGAAAGAAGCCTGCGTAGACTATGTAGTAGGCGCTGGAGATTCAGGATTTGGTGGTAATGGTAGATCTAGATCTGACGAGATGTAGACTTACTATGATTTATATAATAGCATATATAATGAAAAGGATCTTAAATATGTAACTAATCCATTTAAACAAGATGATGGATTTCCTGCTATGGCATAGGATTATAATATCATTAAACCGTATGTAGATCAGTTACTTGGTGAAGAAACTAAGAGACCTTTTAATTTTCATCCACAACGTACAAGTGATATAGCTGCTAGTGAACTACAGGAAAAAGCCAAAGAAATGCTAATGGATTATATTCAGGCTACTATAGCTAGTAAGTTGAGTCCAGAACAAGCAGCTAGATATGAACAAGCATTAGCTACAGGAGAAATCTAGACTCCAGAAGCTATAGCTAAGTATCTATAGAAAGATTATAAAGATATAGCAGAAACTGAAGCTTATCATGCATTACAATTTCTAAAGAGAAAATTAAATCTTACTCATGAGTTTTATAAAGGTTGGAAAGATGCTTTAATAGGTGGAGAAGAAATATACTATGTAGGTGTAATCAATGGAGATCCTTATGTAGAAAGAGTAAACCCTATGTATTTTGATTATGAGCATTCTTTAGACTTAGAATTCATAGATGATGCAGCATGGTGTCGTAGAAAGATGATTATGTCTGCTACTGAAATATACGATAGATTCTATGATAAAATGTCTGAAAGACAATTGAATGAACTACTAGAACTTATTGATCAAAGACCTGGAGCAGGTAATAATCCAGAAATAAGAAAGACTAGTATAGATTATGAATCTATTAAGCTACATAAGATTAATAGTTTTACAGATAATCCGTTTGATGTAGATCATATAACAGTATATCACTGCTGTTGGAAATCTTTCAAAAAGATAGGATTTGTTACTTTACTAAATCCAGAAACTGGAGAAGCTGAAGAATTTCAAGTAGATGAAGATTACAAAGTAACAGGTACAGAACAATCTGTAGAATGGGATTGGATTATTGAAGTATGGGAAGGATATAGAATAGGTGATGATATGTATATAGGAATTCAACCTATTGAATATCAACATATATCTGCCGATAATCCTAATTCACAGAAATTACCTTATACTGGTGTAGTATATAATAATACTAATAGTAAACCTAGATCATTAGTAAGTATGATGAAACCATTACAGTATATGTATATTGTAGTGTGGTATAGACTTGAGTTAGCATTATCTAGAGATAAAGGTAAAGTAGCAGTAATGGATATTACTTAGATACCTAAATCTATGAACATTGATGTTAATAAGTGGATGCATTACTTGAGTGCATTAGGTGTAGCTTTTATTAATCCTTATGACGAAGGATGGGATATACCAGGACGTGAAGGAGGTAAGCCATCTCAATTCAACTAGTTATCTTCTTGGGACTTAACTATGAGTAATGTAATAGCTGAGTATATTCAATTAATGTAGAAGATTGAAGATATGGTAGCTAAGCTTACTGGTATTACTCCACAAAGACAAGGACAGATTGCTGCTAGTGAATTAGTAAGTAACGCTAATACTGCCGTTAATATGTCTTATCATATTACTGAACCTTGGTTCTGGAATCATAATTAGGTAAAGAGAAGAGTATTAACTATGTTGTTGAATACTTCTAAAGCAGCTTGGAAAGATAATAAGAGATACTTGAATTATATATTAGATGATGCTACTAGAGCGTTTGTACAATTATCTGATAATTTCTTCTATGAAGATATGGATATATTTGTAGATGATAGTACTAAGAATCAACAGTATATAGATCAATTAAAGCAACTGTTACAACCTGCTATGTAGAATGGTGCTAGTCTATTAGATATTGCTGAAATCATTACTTTAGATAATATGAGTATGATTAAGAACAGACTTGAGGAAATTGAATAGAAAAGAATGGAACAGATGCAGCAACAGCAACAAGCTGAACAACAAGCACAACAGCAAATAGCAGAACAATAGAATCAGCTTAAAGAAGAAGAACTTATGCTTAAGGAAGCTGAACTGGATCTTGAAAAATATAAAGTAGACCAAGACAGATATAAAGCAGAACAAGATAATGCTACTAAAATTACTGTAGCACAAATTAATTCTTATCGTGGTGCTGAGAATATGGATCAAGATATGAATGGAATTCCTGATCCAATTGAAATAGGAAAGCAAGCTCTAGAATAGCAGAAGATAAATTCTGATATTGCTACTAAACAATTAGAACTTAACAATAAGCGTAGAGAAATAGAACAGAAGAGAGAAGCTGAAAATAAGAAGATACAGCTTGAAAAAGATAGAATGAAGCATGAAACTGAGTTGCAACGTATGTCTGATAAAGCCGCTATGGATAGAGAGAAGCTAAAGGCAAAGACAGCTTTGAGAAATAAAGTAGTAGGCGAATCTAAATCTAAATAACTATGAACTGGTTTAAAGAAACGTGGTGGTTAGTAAAACAATTATTTACTACTACTAAGAATAAAGATAAAGTATAGTATAAACATATGGATCATTACCCTTTTAGTGGATACTCTGCAATGAGTTGGTGTGGGTATATTTTAACTAAAAAGAAAGAATCTGATATTAAAACTACTACTTGGAATCACGAAAATATACATTTACAGTAGGCTGAGAATAAGGGTAGTTGGTTAAAGTATTATACTGATTATGTATGGGAGTGGATCAAAGGCAATCCTATTACTTATCCAGCATCATCGGCATACTATACAATACCTTACGAAATGGAAGCATACGCAAATGAAGATAAATCTGATTACGAAATTAATACTAATAAGTATAAAATAAAAAATCGTAAAAAGACCTATAGAGAGAATAAGAAAAATTGGTTTAACTATATTAAAAATTTATAATTATGGCATGCGGTGGAAAGAAAGGTGGCAAAAAGTCATCTAAAAGTGGAAAGAAAAGTAAATAATTATGGAACGTGAAGCATTTAGATAGAGAATGCAACAGTATAAGTAGGCTAGGGAGAATAATCCCTAGCTGAAGTACTGGGATTGGAAGAAGTATGCAGATGGTGGTACTATAGATGAAGATCCACCATAGAGTACTAGTGAAAGACCTATTACTAACTTTGACCCTAAAGGAGATCCATATAATCCTACATATGGATATAACCCAGGTGCAGGCTACGTTTCAAATTCAGATCCATTAGGTAGTCTATATGTAGAAGGAGCTTTACTTAATCCAGTATTTAAACTAGCAGGTAATGCAGTATCTAATGTAGCTAGAGGATTAACTAAATACTCTTCTAAATATGTACCAGAAGTAAGGAGAACTGTGTAGGATAAAATAAATAGTTTATTCCGTAGAGAAGCTGAAGATAAAGCTCGTACATATAAATTATATGATGATGATATAGAATCTAGAAAAGGTAACTTCTAGATAGATTAAGAAAGCTATAAGATCGTTACCTAAAGATATGAGATCTATTGAAGCTGCTTATCTTCAATTTGCTATACCAGGATAGTATACAAAATGGTTTAATAAAATACCTTTACTTGGTACTTATCCAATAGTAAATAAACAATTTTAGAATTATGAAGAAGATAAAGATAAAGCCAGAAAATAGAGGTAAGTTCAATGCAACTAAAAAGAAGACAGGAAAGACAACTGAAGAACTAACTCATAGTAAGAATCCTGTGACAAGAAAGAGAGCAATATTCGCTTAGAATGCTGCTAAATGGAATAAAGGTAAAAAGAAGAAAAAATAAATCTAATTAAATATTTTAATTATGGATAAAAAAATGACATTAGGTGGATTTGAAGCTGTATTAGATAGCTTTATCCCTAATCCAGATGGTGGTTTTAGAAATTCAAATATTGATGAAAATGTTAATGTTGATGCTGATGAATTTGAATCACTAGACGATGAAGAATTGGAAGATATTAAAAAGAACAATATCGAAGTAAAGAATAAGAAAGAAAATCCAGTAGAGGAAGGTACTGAGGAAGAAGAAATCGAAGAAGGAGATATTGAAGATAAACCAAAACGTAAGCCTGGTAGACCTCGTAAAGAAGAAACCATTGAGGAAGAAGCAGAAGAGGAAGAAGAGATTGAAGATAACAATGAAGAAAATGTTGTTACTAACTTCTTTGATGCTATGGCTGAAAAACTTAATTGGGAATTTGAAGAAGATGAAGATAAACCCAAAAGTGTTGATGAGTTAATTAATTACTTCCAAAATGTCATTGAAGAAAATAGTAAGCCTGAATACTCTAGTGAAGAAGTTGAAGCACTAGATAATTTCGTAAAGCAAGGTGGAGATCTAAAGAAGTATCTGACTATTGATGCTGAGTTAGATTTAGATGATATTGATATTGAAGATGAAGCTAATCAGAAATTAGTAGTAAAACAGTTACTTAAAGAAAAAGGGTTCTCTACTAAGAAGATTGATAAGTTGGTAAGTAGATATGAAGAAGCTGGATTACTTGAAGATGAAGCGCAAGACGCTTTAGAAGATCTGAAAGAGATTAAAGAGGAAAGGAAGAAACAGCTATTAGAGGATCAGAAAAAGGCTTATCGTGAATAGTTACAGAGACAACAGCAATTCTATGATAACGTTGTTAGCGAAATAAAAGGCTTAAAGAATATACGTGGTATTACAGTCCCTGAAAAAGATAAAAAGGTTTTAATGGATTATATACTTAAGCCAGATACAGACGGTAAAACAAAGTACCAAAAGGACTATGCTAAGGGTGGTGTTAAGAATCTCATAGAATCAGCATACTTTACAATGAATGCTGATAAGCTTATTGAGGCTGCTAAACGTGAAGGAAATAATTCAGCTATTGATAAGTTTAGACGAAGTTTAAAATCTAGTAGTATTACTACTAAATCTAGAAAACAAGCTACGGGTTCTGATGATGATCCAATTTGGTTCTCAGCTGCACGACAACTGCGTATATCATAATAATTAATTATATAAATAAAAAAATTAAATTACTAGTATTTTATGGATAATAATATTCTTAATAACCTCCAATTATACAAAGGTAAATGGTTTTCTGATTTGATCGACACTAATAAGATTAGTCTCGCTTCTCAGCAAAGACCTTATGAGGTATCTACTATCCTGTCATACGTATTTGGTACTAAAGATAATGGTTACAGTACTTCTCTTGATATGTTGACAGGTGGTCTTGGAAATGTAATGACTATTGATCAGCCTTCATTTGAATGGGGTGTTATGATTGACCAAGATAGAGCTGTTACAATTCGTGACGCTAAATGGAATGGCGCTGCAATTAGTGAAAATTCTACTCCGGGTTTGGGCAATACTCCTATTACTTTGTGGTTGGAAGATGCATGGTTTGGTCCTGGTGCTACTATCGAATTTGATGACAAGAGTCAAGCACGTATTCAGGATGCTCCGTATCAAGATGGTAATCTGTATGTTTATACAGTATTTGTATCTAACGGTAGCCCTGCTTCTTATATTGATCCTGCTGTTTTATCTTCTGGTTGCCAAGTAAACCGTTTGGCTTCTGCTTATGAAGAATACAGTGAAGAGGCTGATATCCTGAACTACAACACTCATTTCAAAATGCGTAATTATTTGACTACAGTACGTTTGTCTTATGATATTACAGGTTCTGCTTTCTCTACAGTTATGGCAGTAGCTTTGAAAGATCCTAAGACTGGTAAAACTTCTTACTTGTGGTCTACATTCCAGGAATGGGTTGCAATGCGCGAATGGTACAAACGTCTTGAAAGAGCTTTGGTATACAATCAGAATAATGTAAATAAAGATGGTTCTTGTAACCTGAAAGGTAAGAACGGTCGTCCTGCATTTATTGGTGCTGGTTTGTTGGAACAGATTGCTCCATCTAATAGACGTTATTATACTCGTTTAACAGCAGAACTGTTGGAAGATTTCTTGTTTGATCTGTCTTATAATGTACTTGGTACTAATGAACGTAAATTCGTTGCATTGACAGGTGAAATGGGTATGCGTGAATTTGACCGTGTACTTAAAGAAAAGATGGCTAACATGAACTTGATCGACACAGTATTCGTAACTGGTTCTGGTGACAACTTGAAATTCGGTGGTCAGTTCAAGACTTACGCTATGTCTAATGGTATCGAATTGACTTTGAAGTATTTCCCGTTGTATGACAATACTATTTACAATCGTCAGTTGCATCCGGTTACTTTGAAACCGTTGGAATCTTACCGTATGACATTCTTGGATTTGGGTCGTCGTGATGGTGAAGCTAACATTGTTAAAGTAGTTCGTAAAGATCGTGAATTCGTTAACTGGTGTACAGCTGGTTCTGTAACTCCTGCTGGTTACGCTCACTCTAACACAGAAGTTCGTTCTAATGCTAAGGATGGATACAGCTGCCACTTCCTCGGAGAAGTGGGCATCATGTTAAGAGATCCTCGTGCATGTGGAGAGCTCATCATGCTTTCAGAATAAGTTTAAAATATAGTAACCTTATGTGGAAAGCTGCGTTATAAGAATATAATCTTTAAACTTATATTCTATGAAGAGTAACGAAGTGTATAAAATAACAAATAAGGTAACTGGAAAAATATATATAGGTATAACAAATCAGGGCTCTGGTGCGAGATACAGACATCATTGGTATGAATCTCGCATCGGAGAACCTTCTCCAATTCATAAGTCAATGGCTAAATATGGTGAAGAGAATTTCACTTTAGAGATTATAGACTTTGCTGAAACTTATGATGAGCTAAAAGAAAAAGAAACATTCTGGATTAAAAAATTTAATTCGAGAGATCGCAAAATTGGATACAATCTTACAGAAGGTGGAGATGGAACATTTGGAAGAACGCATTCTGAAGAAACTAAAGATAAAATCCGTCAAAAAGCTATTGGTAGAAAAGCTTCAGAAGAAACTAAAAAGAAAATGTCCGAAACTAGAACTGGAAAATGTTCTGATAAACAAAAAGAACATCTAACTAAAATATCACAGGCTAGAAGTAAAAAAGTTTATCAGTACTCTAAAGATGGAGAATTTATTGCTGAATATCCTTCAATAATAGCAGCCGCTGAAGCTACTGGAATAAACAGAGATACCATCAGCAACCAAATCAAAAAACCTACAAAAAATACAAACGATTGGAGAATTAAATTTATATGGAAATCTGAAAGAATGGAAAATGCAGCATTAGCTGCCTAACTTGATAATCTAATTTTATAATTATGGAAGTAATCGTTAGAATGACAAAAGTAAATCCTTGGACAGGATTGATTAAATGGTCCAACTGCTTTGATTTTATTAGTTCTTACTGGACTAGATCTGGTAGCCGTTACACAGGTCTAACTCAAGATAAAGCTAGAGAACTAGAACAGAAAATGGGTAAAGCTGAAGGAGAATTAGATCCTGATAGCACATTTTGGGATACATTTGCAATTAAGATTGGTAAGAAAGAATTAGTGATTAATACTGATAGACCTGAAGGAGAATTGCAATATTTATTCCTATTAGGACATAAGAGAGTAGCAAATGGCATTGATAAAGTAACTCCATCTACTGATTATGTACTTATAAATAAAGAAGCTGAAGCAGAACAAATTAATAAAGCTAACAAAGTTAAACGTGATGCTTATAGAGCACTGGATAAGATGAGTCTTGAAGATATGCGCAAATGTCTTAGACTATTTGGAGTTAAAGCTGACACTATGTCTAATGAATTGGTTGAAGCTAGACTTGGTGAAAACGTAGAAGCTGATCCAGCAAGATTTATTAGAATTTGGGTAGATAATCCTAATAAAGAAATTAACTTTGTAATTGAAGAAGCTTTAAGTAAAAATATTATTCGTAAGAACAGAGCATCATATTACTTTGGTACTGATCTTATTGGTAACGGTCTTGAAGATGTAATTGCATATTTGAAAGACAAAAAGAATCAAGATATTTACTTAAGTATTATGTCTGAAATAAAATCTAAATAATGACTAGAGAACAATTTCACTCATATTTTAAAGTAGCAATGGACAAAAACTCTCAAAGCGTAGCCTTTGGGGGTTGTCCTGCTTTCTTACCAGAAGAAATAGATTACTGGTTAGATCAAGGTTTATACCAAGAAATCAGTAATAAGTTTACTGGTAATAACTACTTAAAGACTAGCTTTGAAGGATCTGTAAAACGTATTCACGATTTAGAAAAATTAGTACGTACAGATGTTAACGTTGTTGCTAATACTGAAACAAATTCAAATAGATGTTATGTTACTAACTTATTCAACGGTGACAGAATGTTCTTTGTAGATGCAGTGTTAAACTTCAATAGTAACAAAGCTACTATAAAATTAATAGATCATTCTGATGCTACTAAGTTCAAGAAGACTTACAATAACAATCCTTGGATAGAAGATCCAGTAGCTGTAATAGAAGATAATACTCTATATATCTATTATGATTACTTAGCTATGAGTAGTAATAGCTATTCTGTAGATATTACCTATGTTAAGTTTCCTACTAAGATAGAAGACTTACCAGCTGAAGGTATGAGTGAAATACCAGAGTATATGCAGTTTGAAGTAATTAATAGAGCTGTAGAACTAGCATTAGAAGATATTGAGTCTAAGAGAATATAGACTAAATCACAGTTAAACCAAATAGATGAATGATTATGACAAATCGTGGATTTCAAATCGAGTTTGAACGTAGGCTATAGTTAATGGATCCTAATTTAGTTATTAAGGATAAGCTATCCTCAGACACTATTATATCATTCATTAATGAGGCGATTGATAAATTTTATAAAACAAGATACTCAGGTATTAACTTTAAAGCTCAAGGATTTGAATAGACAGAAAAACGTATAGATGATTTGCGTACTTTAATTCGTAAAAGAAACTATTCAAATACTTAGATATCCAAAGGAACTAAAAATTCATATTCTGTTGAATTACCAGATGATTATGTATTATTACTTGGAGATACTGCTGGTATACAGCCGAGTGATGAATATCCTAACGAATGTTGGGAAAAAGACGATTTAGGTGCATATATAGTTAAGTATACAGATACGTTAGAATCTACAATTGAAACATTAGATAGACAATTAAGCAATTCACTATCTGAACACAAATTAAAATATTGTCAAGCTAGACCTTTAAAGTTAATTCAAGATAATAATGTAATATTATACACAGACGGTAAATATAAAGTAAGCGAATATGAGCTTACATACTTAGCTAAGCCATCTAAAATTAATTCAAGTAATATTACTAATACCGAATATACAGATTTGCCAGAACATACACATATGGAAATTGTGAAAATGGCAATCTAGATTTATCTTGCTACTAAACCAATGTAGCACTATAATGCTTATTCCAACGAAATTGCTTCAATGGAATAACAAATAAATTAATGCGTTTGTCTGACCTGGAAATCTGAAATAAGGAAAGTAGAAGGACAAACTAGACTAGCGCTAAGTCTAACAATTAATTATTTTTATATAAACTATGATTACACGCGTTGATACCGTATTAATCGGAAAGAAATGCCCTACAGCCTATACTACTGTAGATGCTTTGGCTAAAGGGGACGTTGCTTTATTTGACTAGAATAAAGCGCTAATTACAACTGCTGCTAATGCAGTAAATGCATCTACTGTTTATGTAGGTGTAGCTGGGGATAATATGACAATTACTCTGCCCAACGACGGTACTACTGCAACAAAGAGAATGGTAGAATATTCTAACGCCATTCAAAAAGCTTCTAAACCTTCGTATGTACAAGGTGATTATGTTGCACCAGTTCAAGAGAAAATCGAAATTGATTTAGCTAGTGCTACTGTTGTTATCGGTCACAGATATGTTTTACGCATTGTTTATAAAGACTTATATGAAGCTCCAGGACAGTTTACTCATACTTATGAAGTAATTGCTTCAACTGAGACTGCTGATGATTTGGGAAATGCACTTTTAGCTAAAATTAACAAACACGCTAATCGTAGAGTAAGTGCTACATTTGCAAATCATAAGCTAACTTTAACTGCAATGGAAAAAGATGACAATGAAGGAGTCAATTCTTTGAATGAATACTCTGTAGTTTCTATGGAAGCTTCTCTGTACGTTACTATTCCTGGTGCATTATTGTCTAATGTTCCTGAAGCAGTTCCTGGTGCAACTATTACTAAGACTGCTGGTAAACCTGGTAAAGGTTACTGGAAACAGGTACGTGATATGGAAGTACGTATGTTGGGTTATAAGGGTCATGTATTCACAGATGCGTATCCTGCAATTGAACCAAAACGCAATGTTGAAGAAGGTTCTACATACGATTACTTTACTATTGAAAATGATAATCTGTATTTGAGTCCTGATAATCAGTATATTAAGACCACTCCGTTGACTACAGAAGTATATATTGAACACAATGCTACTAATAAAACTTCTGTATTCGCTAAGGCTCTTAAGGCATTTATTACAGGTGAAGCAGCATAATACGGTTTCTTTATTTAAAAACCAGGCGAGGTTGAGGTTTTATCCTCGGCTTCGCCTTTTTAATTTTTGTAGATATGAAAATAATTAATGCAATACTAAAGAACGATACTATAACTATAACTTTAGATGCTAAGGCTAATGTACATAAGGTTTATCTAGATTCAATAGTAAATCAAAAGAATATGTATTCTGATGAAGATGAGAAACATACTTATGTAATATCTGACTTTGTTACTTAGGATAATACTGTTATTGTTTATATTACTGAGTATAATGAAACTTCTTTTATAGTAAGCGTTCTTACATCAGAGGGTAATAGAGATGAAGCTATAGCAATAGATCAGAATGAATTATATTTAGCTAAAGTAAATCTACTTACTACATATTGTAATACATGTTTAGATAAACATTAGAAGCATATAATAATGATGTGTGATTTTAGATCATAGTTATTGTAGTATGCTTTAGAGCACAATCTTACTAAAGACGCTATTGAACATTACATAGATCTTAGTAGAATGTTAGGTATGATAGATTATCATAATTGTAGTAAGTGCCTATCTCCTAATAAAGTGTGTAAATGTTGTAACGGTATGTGTGCGCTATGATAAAAGAAGAATATAAAAATGGATGCAGATTGAAAGAATAGGTAAAGTATAACATTGATTATGATGATTGCCAAATTCTTAATCTAACCTGTGCTAATTACATATATGATTTAGTATAGGAATCTTCTAAATATGAAACAAAATTAGAAGACGTTAAAAAGATGTTATATATGATAGAAAAGTTATTAGGACACGAAGTACAATATGATATTCCAGAATATCACGGAGATAATAAAAAATGTTATTTTGGTGTAGTATCAGATAATTTTGTTATTGATGAGAACAATATAAAACAGTTAGATTATGTACTACAAGACTCAAAAGAATTTGTTGAAAGCTTTAGTACTGATTATCAAAAGATATTATATTGTTATCCTAATGAATTTGGAGATATAAATAGCATAAAAGATCAAAATCAATTCTTTTGGGATGGCTCTAAATGGATAGATGCTACAGGAGCTACTGTATAACAATAAAATAATTAAGATATGGCATAGTATGCAACTAAAGATGAATTAAATGAACTCACAGGATTAGTAAGAACATTGTAGGGTAATGTATAGACTCTAGATACTAGTGTTGGTGAGCTTGATACATTAGTTGAAAGAATTAATCACCTATCTACTCTAAAAGATGTTACTATTACTTATATTACAGAAGGTGACTTGATATAGTATAGTAGTGATGGTACATGGCATAATGTATCTCCAGCTGTATTAGCAGATTACATTAGTGGTGAAGGTGGTATTATCGACACTGCTGTAGTTAAAGCATTAATAGCATCAGAAGGCGGTAAGTTATTCTTAAGTAAACTATACGATGATACAGCATTGGGTGTTATTACATTTAAGAATAGTGTAATAGCTGATAGTATGATATATGCTAAAAAAGGAATTACTATTGGTAATTATATATCAGGACTACTTGGAGATGGAGCTATAATTGATGAACACGGTAATATAGAAGCCGGAAGCTTAACTCTTAGAGAATTCTTATCTGTACCAGAATTGCGTTTTAATAGAGTAGATGTAGTAAGCGGCGAACTGTGGAATTCTATCGCTTTTGGTACTATTGAATCAGTAGATACTAAAAACTAGATAGCTACTCTTAAACTAGAAGAAGGCGAATATAGTGGGTTACATGTTAATGATATATGTAGAGGTATATGGCATAATATTAGTGGAGTAAATGAAACTACTCCAGGTACAGATGAATGTGGGTTTGAAAAAATGCAGGGATTTAGTACTGCTTACTTTACCCCTATTGAAATTCTAGATGAAAGGGGTAAACAATTTAGATATTCACTAAAGCCTAATACTACTCAACATCCTACTGCTAATATGAAATTTGCAGTATATGGTAATTTCTTAGATGAGACAAGACAATCTAGTGCGTATTCTACTAGAGATTATAAAAGATTCTTAAAAGATGTTAGTACTTGGGCAATAGATTGGACTAATATAGCATCACAATTTGGTAAAATAGAAGGGTTGACTATTCCTGGAGCTCCAGATGATGGAGTACTACATGGGGATGGTGCTTACTTAACTAATGTCTACATGACAGGTGCTATGATTTAGTTTACTCCAGAACAAGAAGATAGTCTCAAAGGATAGGATTCTTACTCGGTAAATCTTACTAAAGACAACCTATCTGTTATTGTGGATAATGAATTAAATATATTAGATAAGTATAGCCAGCTAGATAATTTAACATTTGGAGTACAAGCTTTTAAAGGTACTACAGAATTATCATATTCAGATGTATATGCTGAAGGATCTTACTTCTTAACTTGGGAAGCAACAGGTCTTAAGTGTACGATGGCTAATGGTATATTCACAATTACAGATATTTTATCTGTTACTAATAGTCCTCATATAGACTTGTTAATTAACTGTGAAGGTAATGCTACATTTAAAAAGACAGTAGTATTATAGTTCCATTTACAACCTAATTCATTATGGACTACATATAACGATAACGATGCTATACCTGATAGACCTACTGGTGATGGTACTACCAACGGTTGGCATAGAAATTATACAGCATCTGCAATATGGATGTCTACTAAAAGCTCTATCGAAGTAGATGATCCTAATGTAAAATGGGGAGATCCTAATAGATTCCGTGGTGCTTCAGTAGCTGGTAAAGATGGTGAGTATACTAGATTTGCATATACTGAATCAAGCGTACCACCACCTACTCCTACAGGTGATACTGTTCCACCTAAAGACCCAAACAATAAATACACTTGGACTATGGACCCACCGCAAGGAGATCCAGAAAAAGGTATTTGGGTATGGCAGTCTATACAAACTGTTTATTCAGATAAGTCTACTTCTGGTTGGTCAGAACCTTTCCGTTTAACAGGAGCTGATGGTAAAGATGGTAACGATGGTAATGATATAGAGTTTGTATATAAGATTACACAAAATAATTCTGCACCTACTTTACCAGCTAATAGTAATAGAGATGATTATACAGAACCAAACAATGGTTGGTATGATAACCCACAAGGTGTTAGTGAAACTTGGCAATATGAATGGGTAGCTCAACGTACTAAACCAGCTGCTAAAGCAGGTACTGGTAATTGGGGTAACTGGCAAGGTCCTACTTTATGGTCAAAATGGGGTGAAAAAGGTATGGATGGCGATGGTTATGAATATATCTACTATCGTACACAAGCTGAAAACATTGCACCTGATACTCCTGTAGCTGCTAATAATACAGATGATGAAGCGCGTCCTCAGGCATTTATTAATGGTGTAGCACAAACTACTACTTCTCCTGGAGGAATGTATTGGACTGATGATCCCCAAGGAGTTAGAGAAAACTTGATGTTTGAATGGGTAAGCGTACGTAAAAAAACAGATGGTGTATGGTCATCGTTTCAAAAACCAACTATATGGGCTAAATGGGGTGAGACTGGTTTAAGTGGCGGTAATTATCAATATAGATATAAAATATCAGCTACTACTCCAAGTATACCTACTGATCAAGCTGCGTCTGGATGGTCTGAAGATTCTGAAATGGTTCCACCAGAAGGTCAATATGTATGGCAAATTCATAGATTTAAAAACGCAGATGGTTCATTAACTGCTTGGACTGGGTTAATAAGACTTACCGGAGCCGATGGTAAAGATGGTGAAGACGGTAATAGTATAGAATTCTTATACGCACGTAATAATGATAAAGACAATTATCCTCAAAAACCAAATTCTAATCAAACTACAGACTGGACAGGTACTGGACCAGATGGTACACAGTGGTTTGATAATCCATAGGGAGTAGACGATTCACGTAGATATGAATATGTAACTCAAAGATATAAAGATAAGAGTACTTAGAAATGGGGAGATTATTCACAACCAGGCTTATGGTCTGTATTTGCAGATAAAGGTAAAGATGGGGATGGATACGAATACATATTCGCTAGGTTCTCTAGTTATGATCAAGCAGCTCTATGTAGTAGAAATGAGCAATATTATCCAGCTTCTCCTACTTATGGATCACAATATTTAAATGGTGATTATTAGCAAGATGATTATATACCTACTAAGACTTGTAAAGGTGCTACTTTCACTTATACCGATAATGGAGTAAGCGTAACAGAAAGCATACCATATCAAGTATGTTGGACACGTAAGAAAGAAAATGGTAAATGGGGAGATTGGAAAGATGGATTTATTTGGACTAAGTGGGGTAAAGACGGTCAAGATGGAGATAAAGGAGATCAGGGTGATAAGGGAGACCCAGGAGCACCTGGTACTGATGCTACTACTTATATAATTACTCCTGGAGCAGCAACTATACGTCTTACCAGAACTTCTTCTTATGAACCTAGTAGAATGACATTTAGAGCATACAAGAAAACAGGAACAGGTAGTCTGTCTTCTGTATCTGGTTACTGGGAAATATATGGTAGTAATAGTCACGCTCCAACAACCTCTTCAGAAGGTACTGTAGTGGGTAGTGGTTGGTCTGGTGTTTCCAATATTATATTTAATATATCTAGTTCTACTAAGTATAACTATTATACTGTAGCATTTAATCCTACTCAGTATCCTATTTATAATGGAAATCCTGTAGCAGCATCAGCAACTATTACAGTTGTAGTTGATGGTTAGAATGGACAAGATGGATCAGCGGCTAACACTCAATATACAGATATTAGATTTAGAGGAGTTTGGGATTCATCTACTAGATATTACTATGCTACAGCATCATCAATAGGTCTAAGTAATTATGAAAATCCTAGTAATGCATATGTTAGAGATTAGGTGATTTACAAAGGTGGTGTATATCTAGTTAAGACTGTTAATTCTGACGGAGTATACGGTCAAACTCCTAGTTCTAGTTCATCTTATTGGGAACTAGTATCTAGTGTAAATGCTATGGCAATTAATACATTGTTAGCAGATAATGCTGTATTAGGTGCATTTCATTTCTCTAATAATGTATTTTGGTCAGGTGATGGAGGTACTTCATCTAGTGCAGCTAAACTATATATGAACAGTAATACTGGTGAATTTAGAGCATCTAATGGTACATTTACTGGTACTGTAAATGCTAAAGCTGGTACATTTAAAGATCTATATTTTGAGAACTGTTTCACTAAAAATAGATTTCTAAATATTACACATCTAAATAGATCTTCATCTGATATAGATGATCCTAAATATGGTGATACATATTGTTCAAATAATAAGTTATATTCTTATCAATCAGACGGTTGGGAGGAGGCATTAGAATTATATACTAGTTCTACTAATGCAATAAGTGTATATGCTAATCCTTCTTATTCTAAAATTATACATATGACTGGAGCAAAAGTAGGTTATACAAACACATTGATATTACCAAGTGTTAGTGAAGATAATTATGGTACAGAAATGACTATTGTTTGTAGGCAATATCCGTCAACTAGATCTATTACTGGAACCGAAGGCAATCTACATATAACTACTTATGACAATAGAGGAAGTACTTATACAGATGAAAGAACTTTAGTTTTAGCTAAAGGTAATAACGGCGGTATATTAAACGTAGTTAGTACTCCATAGGGATGGCTCATTACAAATTGTTCGCACGATGGTTGCTCAGATTCTGGTATTATTCTAAAGTTTAAAGTTTAGTATAACGGTAGTTCATATGCAGTGGTATCGTCTAGTATACACAGTATATATAATTTTAATGATAGTAAAATTAGTTGTACTAGAAGTGGTGCAGGAGCGGTAGTTGTAACTATAACTAGCGCGACTAGTTATTTTTGGACTCCGTGTGATGTACGAGTATATGGAAGTCATAGATCAGAAGGTGTAACTGGTAGTAACGCTCACCCAATATATGCAACTTTAATATCATATAATGCTGGAGTTACTACTTTGAACATAAGTGTGCAATTAGCAGATGATGATACTCTAAATGATGGTAATTTCTATGTAGATGTTTACGGTGGTTTTGCACAATATCTAGGAAACGATCCGACTTAATTTTATGAATATACACAATCAAATTAAATAGTTAAGTGATAGAGAACTACTAGAGGGCATCTATTAGATGCTCCTAGTAGTAATGTAGGAACAATTAATCAGCGATAGTAAATAGTTAGGTATAAATGTTATAGCTGATTTATTAGTAGATAATATGTACAGAAATAGAGAAAGAAATGAAAACAACAACAATGCACCACATATTAGGCAATAAAGTATTAGAATACGATGTTGATGATAGAGGAGTAATCGTAGATGAGAGAGAATATGATACTGCTACTTATAATAAGAATAAAGATGATCTAGATTATTATGGGATATCTTTTACTTATGAATAGGTAAGTTCTGCTAGGACTAGAACCGGTATTGCAGACTATCATAAGAATCTACCTATATAGTCTAAGATGAAAGGTTGTACTGTATCTTCTGATGGAACAGTAAAATATTTAAATCCAACAGATTGGACTAAGTATGAAGATGGTACAGACAGAGATTATACTCTTAATACTATGGTAGAAATACCTGAATTTTGGGCTTTAACTGTAGTTACTGATGATAATATTGAATTAAGACTGTATCAACATGAAGTAGAAGGAGCTGAACATTTTCCTAAAGCATATTGTTCTGCATATGAAGCATATAATGATAATAAAGTATTAAAGTCTATTAACAATGGTACAGTTAAGCCAACAGTATCTATTAATAGATCTACATCTTAGTTATATGCAAGAGCTAATGGCAATGACCACTGGAACATATATACTTATAAAATACATAAAGCTATTGCTTTACTATATATAGTAGAGTATGCTAATATGAATGGACAATTAAATGTTAACGATCAATTAACAGCTGAAGGTTACAAACAAGGTGGTCTTGGTACTGGAGCTATAGGTGGAGCTATTAGTGTCAATGGTGCTTCTGTTTACTCTGTATTTACTTGTGGTTGTACAGATAGTCTAGGTAATGGATCTGGTCAAATAACTCAACAGTTTAGTAATACTGATGCAGAAGGAACTGTTACTAGCACTGTTACTAGAAAAGCAAATAGATACCGTGGCATTGAAAATCCATTTGGTCATGTATTTAAAAATACTATTGATGTAATCGTTCATTATAATGCAGAAACAGGTGTTAATGATACATACTATACAGAAGATCGTACTAAATTTAGTGATACATTAAGTAATTATGAATTTAAATGTAGTACAGTAACTGTTAATAATTGGTATAAAGATTTGCAATATACTCCACAATTTGAATTATTTGTAGCACCAGGTACTGGAACTCATAATCAATCTAGTGGTTACTTTACTGACTATACTTATTCATCTAATAGTACAGCTAATAGAACTGTTTTTATAGGCGGTCACTTGGGTGGTGGTTCTCTTGCGGGTTGGTTCTTTTTGTGGTCTGCCTACGATCTTAGTTATTCCTATGCTTATATCGGGTGTCGTTTAGTATATCTGCCATAATTAAATTATAGGTTGTCTCTCCGTGAATAAAAAGCAGTAACTTGAGTAATAGTTCTAATGCAGGTTAGTTCTATTTGAAGTCTAACAACAGTCTTAGTAATTCCAATGCTGATATCGAGTAAATAAATTACTATTAACAATTAACGTATTTTATCATATAATGGCTACCTTAGGAGAGAGACCTTACCTCTAGATAAAAAACATAAATTCATTAATAGGGCTAGTAGCTTAATGTCGAAAACTCTTATTTAATTTATACATAAAATCACATGGATAGAAATGAATTAATAAAAGAAGTAAGCAAATATTTCAAAGTTTAGGAATTAGTATGTCCGCATTGCTATAATAAATTTGGTGAAACTTCTTGGTAGTTTATAAGTACCGAAATACTTAGTACTTTGTATGTATTACGTACTAAAATATTTAATAAGCCTATTACTGTTAATACTTGGAAAGCTGGTGGTTAGTTCTCACAAAGAGGTTTACGTTGCAATATGTGTCAATTAGTAAAGAATAAAAATAGCATTTACTTATCTGCACACTGTTTTGATGATCAAACCGAAGTACTTACTAATAATGGTTGGAGAACGTATAAGACAATATAGCCAACAGATTTAGTATATTCGATGAATATCGAAACTGAAAATATTGAAATTAAACCAATAAGAGATATAATTAAATATGATTATGATGGTGAACTGTATTGTGCGGAAAATAAACACATATCATACGCAGTTACAGATAAACATAGAATGCTAGTAAAGGGTATTGCGAATAAGTATAAAAGAGTTACCAATAGATAGATAAGTGAAAAATGGAATACTTACTTGTAGCATTTGCGTAGCAATAAAAGCGAAAAATATCACATAGAATTAGCAAAAGATGTACACGGTAGAAGAATGTTTTTTAAAACGGCTGGTATAAAAGATAATACTAACACTTATGATATAAATTTACTACGTATGTGCATGGCTGTAATTTCCGATGGTTATCTCGGAAGAGTAAATAAATAGGGGAACTATGAGTTAAAGTTTAATTTAAAAAAAGAAAGAGACAAAAATGAACTAGAAGACATACTTGCAAAATTAAACTGGAAATACGTAAAGAAATATTCTATTTCACATGAAAGACATGGTTGTACTGGAGTATATAATTATTATGTTAATTCAACAGTTGGTGCACAAGTAAGTCAAATAATTGGGAAAAATAAAAAAATACCAATGTGGTTTCTTTCTCTATCCCCTGATATAATGAAACAGTTAATTATAACATATGCAAAATTTGACGGGCACTTAGATGAACGTAATAATAACACAAATATATCTATCTATTCTATAGATGAGTATAATATCGACATGTTATAGATTATGTCAATTCTGTGTGGTATGCGGTGCGTAAAGAAACACGAAAAGAATATAAAAAATGTTTTAAGAGGTAAAGAGTATATAGTAAAAGATTTTTATACTATTTTTATAACCCAGAATAAAGATTCTTCTAAAGTTTCAGAGAAAAGTTATTTTAAACGCAAATATAAGGGTACTGTATGGTGCGTAAACAATGATAATACCACATTAATAACAAGAAGAAACGGAAAAGTAGTGTTTATTGGAAACTGTTTGGGTAAAGCAATAGATTTTAATGTAAAGGATTTAGATAGTAATGCAGTGAATAACATAGTAAGATAGAATGCTGAATTATTTGAATACCCTATTAGATTAGAAGCTAATACTGATGGATGGTCACACATCGACGTATACCAGCCAAAAGACTCTTCTAAGAAGCTTTTAGAATTCAACGGATAAGTTGTTCATTTAATAAAGAAAATGGCTTAAAACGCCTTAAAATGCGTTATAGTAATATGAATAAAGAAACAATATTTTATAGTATTATGTATTAGGATAGTTCGGCTATCAGCATCATACCAGAACTAGCTAATGCGTATAATATGACTCCTCATCGTATAACTAAAGAGGGTGAAGTAATTAATATACCTATTAACAGAACATTAGGTAGATTATCTTTTGTTGGTGGTCAAGATTGGATACATCCTATAGTAAATACAGATAATATTAGTATAGTATTTGATGCTAATAATACTGGTGCAGTAAGAGTGGCTAGACCAGTAATACAATATTGTGATCCAAATGGATGTAAAAATTTAGTGCAATTTGCATTACATTAGAATTAATAATTAAAATATACGTATATGACAAGAATAACAAGAAGCTATATAGCTCCAAATCCTAAAGAATTCGAGTATTGGGTTGATTTATCAGCAGATCCAAAAGGTAATGTAATTAAGTATTATGCAGGTGATAGTAAATGGTTGCCTTTAAATGATGATACTGACAATGATCAGAGTGCTAGAATTGCTGCACTTGAATCAGGTAAAGTAGATAAGGTAGAAGGAAAAGAACTATCCAGTAATGACTTTACTGATGCATATAAAACTAAACTAGATGGTATTGCTGCACAAGCAAATAAATATGTTTTACCAACAGCTACAGCTGAAATTATTGGTGGAGTAAAGGTAGGAGCAAATATTTCTTATAGTAACGGTACAATTAGTCTTAGTAAAGCTAATGTGACTAGTGCATTAGGATATACACCTCCTACAGCAGATACTAAAGTGACTATAAATAACACTTTAACAAGTACTAGTACTACAGAAGCTTTAGCTGCTGCACAAGGTAAAGCTTTAAAAGATTTAATTGCCGCATTAACTACAAGAGTTGCTGCATTAGAAACTCCAGCAGCTTAATATAACAAATACATATGATAACAAATAGGATAATATTTTTTGCAACATCTGTTCAACCTAATCCAGAAGAAATAGACTATTGGGTTGACTTATCTGATAATCCTTACGGTGGTAGCATTAAATATTTCAATGGAACCGAATGGGTAAGGCTGGCTGCCTCTGGTGGTATACCTGATCTTAGCAACTACTATACTAAAACATAGGTAAACAAATTGCTTAATGATAAAGCAAACATTAGTGATGTAGATAGTAAAGTAGATGATGAAGAGGTAAAAGACGTAATAAAAGATATACAGTTTAATACTTCAAATCCTAATGACATTACTATGGTAATGTTTAAGTATGATGGAAGTAATGATTCTATATCTTTACCTATAGCATCTACTGGATCAGCTGGTATTGTTACATCTAAAGACTTCTTAGACTTTGTTAAGCAGCATCAGTTATAGGAACTTCATACTGAGATGATTGATACCTTTGCTGATATACGCGCAAAGTATTAGAAGAAACTCATTGCAGGTTTAAACATTGAAATTGATCAAGAAACTAATGTGATTAGTGCATCTGGTGATTTAGCTGTACGATGGGATAATATTATTAATAAACCAGATTTTAAACCAGTAGCTACATCTGGTGATTATAATGACTTAATAAACAAGTTAAAACCAGGTAAAGACGTTAGTATTAGTGAAGATAATGTGATTAGTATTGCTATTGATTCAGATTCATTAGAATAGACTTTAGCTACTTTACAAAGTGATATAGATAAAGAAGCTACTACTGCTCGTGCTGCTGAAACTAAATTAGGCAATGATATAGCTACTGAGAAGAATAGAGCTGAATCTGCTGAATAGACTATTAGTACTAATTTACAGAATGAAATTGATAGATCTACTCAGATAGATACTCAACATACTAATGCTATAAACAAAGAAGTACAAGATAGAAAAGAGTTAGACAATAAGATTACCAATCATACTGCTGCAACTAATGCAGCATTAGCATTAAAAGCAGACAAGTCTGATACTTATACTAAGGCACAAGTAGATGCTAAACTATCTGGTGCTTATAAAGTAAAAGGATCTAGTACATTTGAAGCTCTACCTAAAGATAATAATGTAGTTGGTGATGTATATAATATTACTAATGCATTTAACTTAGGTGGTAAACATTATGATGCTGGTACTAATGTAGTATGGACTGAAGAAGGTTGGGATGCTTTATCAGGTTCATTTGATACTACAGCTATTGAAGGTAGTATTCAAGAAGTAGCTGATGGCTTAGCTCAAGAGATACTTGATAGAACTCAAGCTGATACTACTATTAATAACAATGTATCTTCATTATCTAATAGAGTAAAAGTAAATGAAGATAAACTTACTATTATTAATGGTAATGAATCTACTACTGGTTCTATAGCTAATGCTATTAAACAAGCTAAGTCATACACTGATACTACTGTAACTGCTGAATAGACTAGAGCATAGGGAGCAGAGCAGAAGTTAACTAGTGATTTATCTAGTGAAATAGCTAGAGCAACTGCTGCGGAATCAGCAAATGCTACAGCTATACAGAATGAAATTAATCGTGCTACAGGTGTAGAATCTACTTTATCCGCAGATGTAGAACTTATTTCTAAAACTAAAGTAGACAAAGTATCTGGTAAACAATTATCTACTGAAGATTATACAACCGAAGAAAAAACTAAATTATCTGGTATAGATGATAATGCTAATAACTACACATTGCCTGCTGCTACAACTACTACACTTGGTGGTATAATAGTAGGAGATAGATTATCTATTGATAGTACAGGTAAATTAGTAGCTACTTATACTTATACTTTACCAAAAGCATCTAGTACTGTATTAGGTGGTGTTAAAATTGGTAGTAACATTACTAATACCGATGGTACTATTAGTTTAACTAAAACTAATGTAACTAGTGCATTAGGTGTAGATCCTACTACTAAGTATGTCACACTTGATACCGCGCAAACTATTACAGGATAGAAGACTTTTTCTAAAGATGTAATATTCAATAATACTTTAACAGGAATATATAATGCTGGAGGTAATTTGATATTTGGAGCTGGTACTGAAAAAATAGTATGTTTACTTGCTGATTATTTTGGTCCAATAGAAGTTAAAACTAATACTATTAATCTTGGCAATAAAGACGGATATTGGAAAGGAGTTCACGCTGACAGGTTAATATCTTATGCAGCAAACGGCACAGCCCCTATACAAGTATCTTCTACTACTCTGTGTACTAATCTGAATGCAGATATGGTAGATGGTAAAAATGCTGATGAATTTTCAGAAAAAAATGGGAATGCGAGAGCGATAACAACAAGTACAGAAATATATTTGAAGTTGTATACTATTACAGCTACATTATCCAACTTCTCTAGCTATATATAGTTTGTTATTGGTGGTAGAGGAAGTGGAAAACTTTGTACAGTAAAAGTCAATCTTGTTCAAGGTAATGATACTAATTTTAGTGAGGTATTAATATCTTACGATAATGCGTATACAGGTGGAAAAATAAGAGGGTATCTTGTTAATTCTTCTACTATAGAAATATGGTATATAGGTTTCTAGTGGGATAATATACATGTTGCTACAAGTAATATTTTAGCTAGTGGAGTTAATGTAACTAAGAACATGGAACTATACAGTTCTCTACCAACTTATACACAAGTGGTTACCCAATATGATGCACCAGAAGATTGGTACGGTGTATCTTGGTCAGAAACATCATCTAACCCAGATTGTACTCGTATTGGTAATATGGAAATGCATAGATCTTTGCCTATATAGAGTATGATGAAAGGATATATACATTTTAAATTCGGAAACCCTTTACATAGAATGTTAAAGTTAAATGATAATTGGACTAAATGTGAAAGTTATTCTGCTGGAGGATGGAGAGATATAGACACTTTATTAGAAGATAATAATGTTAATGTAATGATTAAAATACCTGAATTTTGGTGGATAAATGATTATGTAGAATCTACTGAAACACATAATTTAAAAATATGTCCACATGCCAAACCAGGATGGTATCATCATAAAGAAGCTTATGTATCTGCATATGAAGGTTATATTGATGGAAATTATTATAGATCTTGTAAAAATAAAATACCCAGTGTTGGTTTCACAAGATCTGCTATAAGACCAAAAGCAAGAGCCAATGGTTTAGGAAATTCATGGAATATATATACATATAATGAGCATAGAGCTATTTGTCATTTATTCTTAGTAGAATATGCTACTAGAAATTCACAAAAAATTGTTAATACTGCACTAACTGTTGAAGGATTTAGACAAGGTGGGTTAGGTTCAGGTTGTACTACAGGAATAGCAACTATCAACGGAACTACAACTTACTCGTTTATTCCTACTGGAAGTTCTGATAGTTTAGGTAATGGTTCTGGTGAAGTTACAGTAACTATACAATAGACAGATTCATCTGGCGCTAATACTACAACTACTACAAGAAAGTGTAATAGATATAGAGGAATAGAGAATCCATTTGGTCATGTATGGAAGCATACTGATGATGTTATTAGTGTATATATTTCTGGTCATGGCGCTAGATTTTGGTATAAGTGCGATTCTCCAGATCATTTCGGTGATTCTATCTCGAATGATAATCCGTACTATAAAAATATAGCAGCAAATGCTGTAGTTACTGGATACAAAACAAAAATAGTAACTACGTCTACGTGTGACTTTTTCGCTTTATCTTGCAACAATGGTTCAGAAACAACATACTGGTGTGACTATAATTGGGATAATACGGATGGTTCATTACATTGTTTGTTAATAGGTGGTGGCTCTGACTCTGGCGGCGCGGCGGGTCTATTCGCTCTTAATTCCGGTGATGGGGTTGGTACTTCCGATGCTTCTATCGGTTCTCGATTAACATATCTCCCGTGGGCGGAGTAATGACTTAATTATGCAATACGGTATAGTTAAGTAATACCCACAGGTTGCTTCTCTAGAATTAGAACGAGTATGCATTATTGGTTTTAAGTTAGAAAGGTGGTGACTCTGACAATAGCAGCAAAGCAGGTCTATTCAATCTTAATTCCAATAATGAGGTTAGTAATTCCAATGCTAATATCAGTTCAATGAAATTGCGTATCATAATATTTTCAGTTTATCATATAATAGCCAACTACTGAGAAGGACCTTACCACTTGGTAAAAAATATAAATAATTTATTAAGGGTTAGTAGTGAAATATCGAAAGCTCTTTGTAATTTCAGACTATGAAGAAATTTAAGAATTTATATTAGAAGATAACAGATTTAGATAATATAAAGCTAGCTCATCATAATGCTAGAAAGAATAAAACTCATAGAAACGATGTAAAGAAAGTAGATGCAGACATAGAAGGATTTTGTAAGTAGATACAGGATATGTTAATCAATCATACTTATAAAACTTCTGAATATTTTACTTTTAAATTATATGAACCTAAAGAAAGAATAATATTTAAACTACCTTACTTTCCAGATCGTATAGTACATCACGCTATTATGAACATAATGGAACCTTTGTGGATTAATTAGATGATACCTTAGACTTATAGTTGTATCAAGAAAAGAGGAATTCACAAAGTTCTTAAGTAGATATAGCATGATCTAAAAGATAGAGAGAATACTAAATACTGTCTTAAAATAGATGTTAGAAAGTTTTATCCTTCAGTAGATCATGATATATTAAAACAAATAATTAGAATAAAAGTTGCAGATAGAGAACTATTATAGTTACTAGATGAAATAATAGATTCTTCAGAAGGAGTACCTATTGGTAATTACTTATCTTAGTTCTTTGCTAATCTGTATCTATCTTACTTTGATCACTGGGTTAAAGAAGATAAAAACATAAAGTATTATTATAGATATGCAGATGATATAGTAATACTTTATAAAGATAAAGAGTCTTTGCAGACATTACTTAGAGATATAAAGTAGTATTTAAAAGATAACTTAAAACTATAGTTAAAGAATAACTATTAGGTATTCCCAGTAGAAAGTAGAAGTATAGACTTTGTAGGATACAGAATATACCACGACTATACTTTAGTTAGAAAAGCATTGAAAAAAAGATATTGTAAAAAGAATTCTAAACTATATAGAAGGAATACTAATTATAAATATTATAGAAGAAAAATGGCTAGCTATATAGGATGGGTTAAACACGCTAACTGTTATTCTTTACTTACTAAAACTATTAAACATAAAGAGCTATTAGATTACCTGGATATACGTAAGGGAAATAGAACATACGAATAATGAGTACGTTATAGTTATATAATTGCAGAGACTTTAACATATGCTAGCAGTAATAAATATTGACTAGCATTTTTATTTCAGATAAAATTATTTTAAGTTGTGTTGAGTAGAAGTTTATATATAATGAATCTTGCAAGACGTATATTTGCTAATGGATATCAATCTATAGTAGGTTGGCTAACAGGTATAGCGACTATACTAGCACCAGCTGCACCATTAATAGGTGTGTCATTTCTATTCATAATATTAGACTTAATCTATGGATATAAAGTATATAGACAAGTAACCAATAATAGTTACTTTGAATCTGGTAAGTTCTGGTCTACTATTGAGAAACTAGGATTTACAGCTATAATGATAGCTGGATTTACTTTATTAGATAAGTTTATATTTATGACATATGCCGATCTGGTGTTAGCTAAAGTTGCAGCAGGAGCAGTATGTTTTGCAGAAATAATATCATTATTAGAATCTAGGAAAGCATTAAAACCTAATTCATTAGTTACAAGACTCTTCACAAAGATTATAAAGTCGAAAGCAGAAAAATATTTAGATGTAGATATAACAGACATCTTAGAAGAACAAAATACTATTACAAATGATACCAATACTGATAAGTCTAGCAAAAAGATTAACAAGTAACATTATCGGTTGGTTTAAAAGAAATTACAAAGCAATGGCAGTGATTATCATTACGATTCTCGCTGCCATTTGTTTTTATTAGAATAACTAGCTAGATAAGAAGAATAAAGAAATAGATAGAGTAACTAATAACTATCTTTACTATGAATAGCTAGCAACATAGTAGAAGAATGATAATAGAGTGTTATAGCTTACTCTAGATGAATTTAAAGAAACCAAAGATAGCTTGATACAAGAAGTACATGCTACAGTAAAGAAATTAAAAATCAAAGAGAAGGAGTTGAAATAGGTACAGATATAGGAGTAGAAAGTAGTACATGATACTACTATAGTAGTTAGATCAACTGACTTTAAAGTGGAAATCAAACCAAATAATTTGACATCAATCGTAATAAATAAAAGAGATACGCTCCTAACACATAGTATCGACATTCGCAACACTCAATCCCTATTTATTCATACTAAAAAAGAATATAAGCGTAATTATAAGAATTGGTTCTAGCGACTCCTTCACTTTGATTTTAAAAAACGAACTATTTATAAGTACCAAATTGATAACAGTAACAAGTTAATCAATGTAGAAAATACTAGAATAATAGATTTATCAAGCTGATATTAGGAAGATGTTAGAAGATACTAAGAAAATGTTTGTGGGAGGATTCCCAAAACCACCAATGCCCCCTATGCCTAATGTACCAGCTCCAATGAAATAATACTCGGCAACGCTCACAACGTTCGCTCACCTCTACGAGGCTCGCTCACTGTATAGTGGACGAGCTTTTGTTATTTATATATGGTAATAATATTTCCTCGCTTCGCTCAGAGTTCCTTCGCTTCGCTCGGAAAATTATTATAAAGCTTTTTAAGAAAGGCTATTAGTTTCTGTTAAGGAGTGTATCTAAGATACTATAAAAATTTACAGTAAGTCTTAAAATGCGTTTTATGACTATTATAATTATAATTTAAATATATAGATATGACATTAAATGAGCTCATTGATGATATTCTATTAGAAGCTAGAAACAACTAGATTACTGAGAGTGAAAAGCTCAGTAGATACTAGATAGAATTGTGGATTAAAACATATCGAGCTTACCTATTAAAACAGAAGTTAGATAAGGGAGAGCAATTAGACTAGATCTTCTATTAGACTATACGCATGCATTTGGATAAAATAGAAGAAGATCCAGGTCATGCAGAATACCAAGGAGATAAAGAATTACCTACTTTACTTGGTACTAAACTTACTACTTCAGTAATAACAGTAAAAGATGCTTATGGTAATATTATTCAACTAGGTTCTGAAACTAAAATGAAGTTTTAGAAATATAGAAAGTATACCTGTAAAGATTATATTGCATATGTTAAAGGTAATAGAATATATGTAGAAGGTGATGCTAACTAGTTAGAATATATTGATGTAGAAATAATTGCTGAAGATCCTACTGAAGATAAACTGTGTTATAATCCAGATAAGGATGAATATCCTTTACCAGCTTATATGTGGGGTACAGTTAAGTAGTTAATCTTTACTAAAGATTTCTTAACTATGAGATAGCAAGTATCTGATACTACTAATGATAGTAAAGATGATACTTAGAATGTGATGAATTAGAATGTTAATAGAAGTATAAGACGATGAACGAATTGAATAAATCAGCGTTTAAAACCGCTTCCTATACTATTCCGTCGTTTTATAATTCTTATTTAGAAAGTATTGAACCAGATACTGTTTACGATATTGATTATACTACATACAGAAAAATAATAACAGAATACTTTCAATATCTGAGAGATTAGATAATAGAAGAAAGTAAAAGAGTAAAATTACCATATAGAATGGGTAGTTTACAAATAATCAAAAAGCAACCAAAACACTTAGATAGTAGAAGTCTTAGAATTGATTATTAGGCTACTAAAGAATATGGAAAGTTAATTTACTTACTAAACGAACACTCTAATGGATATAAGTATAGGCTATATTGGGATAAATAGGATTTACTAGTTAAAAATAAAAGTAAATACTAGATATAGTTAAGTAGAGCTAATAAGAGAAATTTAGCTAGCATAATTAAAAATAAAGTTCACGATTACGAAGAAATATGATTTACAAAATGACAAGTAGTAAAGCCGTGATTGCTAAAGTAATTGCGGACTTAGGTTTAAATGAAACTGAAATACCTATTACAGACATCAAACAATGGATAGGAGAGAGTTTAATGAATATAGGTTCTGTTAATCAATTAGATCACAAAGTAGAGGTAATACCTATCAATGGTTATTAGGCTAAGTTACCATGTGACTTAGAAAGATTAAATAGTGTAGCTTACTCTACATGTGATTGTGGTGGTTGGATACCTATGAAAAAGAGCACTGGTACATTCAGTGTATATGATAAGAAAGATAACTGTGATTGTTGTAATATGATTATACACGATGATGTATTAATACCATTAGTAAAGAACCTTCACAATCTTACTAAAGATAAAGACGCATTAGAAATACTTAATAAAGATACTAATACTAGATAGACACTTAGCACACTAATTAATAATTATACAGTTTGTAGCAAAAATGGTAGATTACAGCACACTAGTTTTAATGGTACTAATTTCAGTTATACGCCACAATATGATGTCAAACCAGGATATCTTATCTCAAATGTCCCAGAAGGATATGCAAAAATCTCATATCATGCTATCTACACTGACGAGGATGGCATGCCTATGATACCTGATGTATAGTCTTACTTTGAAGCTTGTTTCTGGTACTGTGCATAGAAAATACTTTATATTAAATATATAAGAGGAGATGTACATAGATAGTTGTGGATAGATGCTAAGAACTCTTATAACTTCTATAGAAAGCAAGCATATGCTGAATCATTAATGCCGAACCAAGACGAATTAACTAATATCAAGTACACATGGAATACATTAGTCCCAGAGATAGATGAAGAACGTACTTTCTTTAGTACTACTGGTGATAGACAAGAAATTTATAATTAGAATTATAATAGATTATGGAGATAAATAGCCAAGTAAATACATTTCTCGAAGGAATGAATCTAGATTCTGATATTACTATGCTATCTGACAAGTAGTATAGATGGGCATAGAATGTTAGATTGTTAACAGATAATGCCGGAACTACTGGAATTCTATAGAATATAGAAGATATTAGACAATATTTAGGAGGTTTAGAAATCTCTGAAAATATACTAGGTACGGCTGTTAGTAGATGGTATAATACAGATAAAGAAAAAGTAGAAGAATGTGGAATAGTATTTACTAAAGAATTGTATGAACAAAATAGAATTAATAATCTTTGGATAGTAACTAATTTTAATAGTATCAGTCCGACTTGGACTCTAATAGTATCTGCACAATTAAATATTACAGACAACGTATCCATTGTTACTAATTTTGAGTCTAATAATGTTAGTAAAGTATATATATCTGACGGTAATACTTCTATCAAATGCATTAATATATAGAAGAAATATAATACAAGTAAGACTAGTCCAATAACAGATAGTACATACTTTGATCTGTTACCAAGTTCTACTATTGCTCCATTTAAGTTTATTGAATGGACTTCTGGTAATTTGCCAGCAGGTATGGTACAGTATTGTTATTAGCTATTCAATGTGCATGGCGGTGAAACTACAACTTCATCACTAAGTTCTATGATACCTGTATCTTCTAGTAACACTAATTCATCTAAAAACTTTAATGGAAACAATAAAGACGAAAGTACAGACAAAGGGTGTCTATTGTCAGCTACATTATTTAATGACGGTAGATTTGAAAGAATTAGAATAATTGGAATACAGTACACTAATAAAAATCAAGTACCAAAAATATACATTATAAATGAATTAGATTTGCCCAAATCTGACAATCCTACCATTACTTTTACATATAATGATATAGGTAAGAATTATATTAATGAGTTATCCATTGAAGAGTTTAACAATATAATTCCGTTTGAATTTAATGCTAAGAGTATAGCTAAAATGAATAATAGGTTATTTGCTTCAAACTTACAAGAAATAACATGGGATGTAGCTTACGATGCTAGGGCATATAGGTGCAATAAAAATGGAACAATATAGCTAAATTCTAGTATAACTGAAAATTCTTTAACTTTAACTTTTGATTAGTTATTGGGTCAAGGTAACGACTTTATTATACCAGAAGAACACGACTGTATTAATCCTATGAATAGTCAAATAGTATATCCAAATAATAAAACTGAAGAATATGCTTACGGCTATGATGATAGTAGAACCATTAGAGGTGGCAAAGGAGTAAATATAAGTTATAGATTTGTTACTACAGACTTAATAGAATCTGACAATGCTCCATCTGTAGATGAAGAAGGTAATAAATTATTAGCTTATAATATGGAATTATCTGCATCTAAAAGAGTAGACGCTACTATTAAGTTAAAATGTCCAGAGAACGGTCAAACTGTATATATCTATAATAATGATAATACATCTAGAATAAGAAATTATAGCGATCCATTTTACGTATCTAATTTTTTAGGGTATTAGAGAGACGAAGTATATAGATTTGGAATAGTATTTTATAATTAGAAAAATATACCATCTCCTGTACATTGGATCGGAGATATTAGATTTCCGTCTGGTGATATTGAAGGATATGAACCATTTACTTTTGCTGATACAGTTGATGGAACTGGTAATTATGAATTAATATCTCATCCGTTAGGTATAGTATTTTATGTATAGAATCTTCCTGTAGATGTAGTAGCTTATGAAATAGTAAGATGCGACAGAACGTTGGCGGATAGAACTGTGGTTACTTAGGGATTACTAAACAAAACTGTTAGATTCAATGGGTGGTAGAATAATACTGAAGATTATAGAGCTGAATATTCTATTGGTAGCATGGATAGAAGACCTACTATTATGCCAACATTTACAGACACTACCGTATCACCGTTTGCACAAGGAATATATCATATATATGATAACAAAATGGTATAGCAAGATACTCAAGCTATAAACCCAATGGACGTTAACGGTATATTTGATTTAGTAACAGCTGATATATGTTTTAATAAAGAAAATTCAGATTCTATTGTTACTAGTAATATGAATATAGTTCCATTATATTGTGCTCATTCCGCTACATATTGTGATGATAATAGATATAAACATCACAGACTAGGAATACCTTTCACAAAAGTGTTAGGTAGAAATGATAACAATTAGACTGAAAATTCATTTGGTGGTGTAGTAGAAGGATCGGATTATGATGGAGATCGACCAGCTATTAAATTGGAATCTGGAGTATTTGACGGGTTTGAGTAGAATGACGGCAGACTTAGTGGAGGGGTGTGTAAATATTATTAGATGTTTGGTAAGAACTATGCTCATAAAGACAATTCTAATTTGCGTCAATCTTTTCCTATAAAAGACGTCGTTAAACCTACTAATATACCTCCTTACCAAGAAGCTTTTGATGCTAAACAAATAGTAAACTATATAGATAGATTTGGGTTTATCAATTATAGCATTGGTTCTAACGAAGCTCTTGGACCTCACGGAGTATGTTTAGCTGTTAGTGCCCCAGATGTATATTCTGGTGGTTTTACAGGTATACGTACAACACCAATGTTAAGAAAGTTTAGATATAATTCTGTGCTTTTTGTTAATATAAAGAAGAGTGCTACTTAGTATGGTGGCAATACATTTATAAGTAGAAGTTATTCTACTTATTATAGTACTAATACTTATGTCAAAACATCTTGGGAAAAATATGATACAGCAATGTGTTTTGGTGGTGATACATATTTAGGAGTATTAGATTATGCACACACCTTGTTGTTTACTAGAAATGATCCAGATGATAGAAACGGTTTCAAGAGATTTGTTGCAGCTTATATACCTTTAGAATCTAGTGTAAATCTACATTATAGAAACGATGAACATTTTTCTCAAGATACAACAGTATCTACTGGCAATGCTCAAACTGGAGAGGCTAATATATATTTTTTAACAGAACCTGGTGCACTAAATACAAACTATACTCAAGGAAAACCTATGTATACATATAATTCAGCATATTCTAGTACTAATACCGCTAAAGGTTATATTCAAAGTTCTATATACACTGAAGATAACGTAAAGAGTATGAATCGTATTACGTGTTCTGAAGTAAAGTCTATTAACGAATAGACAGATAGTTGGACTAAATTTAAATTTGCTAATTATTTAGATACAGATAGTACATATGGACCTGTTACTAATTTAAAAGTATTTAAAAACAGATTGTATTTCTTTTAGGATAGTTCTGTGGGTATAGCTTCTGTCAATGATAGATCATTAATTAATGACAACAACGCTGGAGAACTAGTATTAGGTACTGGAGGAGTATTAACTAGGTATGATTATTTAGTTACACAAAATGGTAGCAGTATCATAAATGATAAAAGTATTACTAATTCAGAAACAACTTTATACTGGCACGATTTTGATAAAAATATAATATGTTCATTGGGTAATGGATTTAATGAATTATCTAAAGTAAAACAAGTATAGACATATTTAAATAGATTGCCAGACTCAGCTAGAAAAAATCCAGTATCATTCTATGATAAAAAATATAATGAAGTATGGTTTAGAATATACGATAGATGTTTAATATTTAATGAATAGTTAAATGTATTTACATCTTTCTATACTCATAATCCAAACTGGTTCTTCCCATTTTCTACTAGATTAGTTACTATTAAAGACAATAATTGTTACTATTTACACAATATGTATTACGTAGATGATAGCAAAGAGAAGGAAGAACGTATATCTTATGTAAGATTTGTAGTAAATAAAGATATAGCATATACTAAAGTATTCGATAATCAATGGTTTTCTGCTGAATTTGAAGATATTGGAGATGAAGAAAAACCTACATTAATAACAGATATACATTTTGAAACTAAAACTCAAGTGACAGATCCTATAGATTACAACAACATAGAAGTTAGAGAAGATAATTATAGATTTGCAATAAGTAGAGAAAAACAAGATAAACCAGATTTACAACAATAGACTAATATGTCTTACGCTGGAAGAATGAGAGGAAAATATTTGATTTGCAATTATACTTTTGATTGCAACGATAATAAAGAATTTAAGCTTCCGTATATTAAAACAACTTATAGATATTCAATGTTATAATATGAAAAATAAGAAATTAAAAAGAGTTCCTCGATATGCTTTCGGCGCTGATGCTATTTCAAATTGGGGAAACATGAGTGGAGTAGATAAAGCAAATGTAGTTACACAAGGAGTTGGAGCTATAGGTAGTATGATAGGTAACGCTACTAGTGGAAAGAAACCTACAGCGGCTGGTGTAATAGGTGGAATAGGATCTGGAGCTGCAATGGGTGCTTCTATTGGTGGACCTTGGGGAGCAGTAATAGGTGGAGCTATTGGTGGTATTACTTCAAGTATAGGTTCTGGTGGTTCTGTTAATGAACAGACTGGTGAGTATGAATTGCCGTCAGGAATAGCTGGGCTATTTGGCCATAGTAAAAGTTATATACGTAATAAAGCTGGTAGAATTAAAAATGGTATTCAGGCTAGACAAATGTCTGAACAAGTAGCAGCTGATTACTATTAGGAAAATGGATACAATGAATTAAGTTTATCTAAAGGTGGTGTAGTACCATCTACCATGGCTTACTTAGATGATGGTGAGATGTTAAGAACACCAGATGGAACTATAGGTTCTATACCAGAAGAAGGTAAACCTACAGATTCTAATTTATTAAATGTACCTGTTGGAACTCAAGTATTAAGTGATAAGATTAAGGTTCCAGGAACAAATAAAACATTTGCAGAAATGGGAAAGAAGTTAATGAAGAAAAGCAACAATAAAGCTAATAATATATATGCTGAAAATAGTTAGATGCTAAATGAGAGAAATAATTAGATAGCTTATCAGGCACTATTAGATTAGCAAGAAGCTTTGAAAAGTAAAAAAATAAAGAAGAATGCAGCTGCTTATGCAAATGGTACTAGAGGTATTAAACCATATGGATATAATCAAAATATGACTGACTTTAAATACTGGGATCCAGATAAAAATAATTATACACAAGATTACTTAAACTGGGTTAATGGTATTACAGATCAAGACGTTAAGGATATCTATGGTGGTAAATATGGAGATATGTCTACTTACTTAGGTAAGAACAAAGGAGTTATACCTACAGTAGAACAAGCTAGATCTTTAATGACAGATAGAAAGTATGGTGACTGGCATAAGATTGGTCAAGCATATGTAGATAGTAGATCTAATCAAAGTAATGGACCTAGACATATACCATCATCTGAAGTAGCAAGTAGATTAGGTATTCCTTATAATATTAATGCTCCTATTGGTAATGTAGATACTGCTAATGCTAGAAGTAGTAAATACTTTAACTATACTGGTAATCCTGGACAACTTCCAGTAGGTAATATATATAGTACAAATAGTAAAAAGCCGAAAACTCCAAGTGATAATAACTGGTTAGATCTAATAGACAACATAGCTGCATTAGCTGGACCTATTGGTAATATATTCTCAGGTAGCCCTGAAAGAGTAGAAACATATACTTATGATCCAGTATATGGTCCTACTGATTATAATATAGATCCTATACTTAGAGAAGCTACTCTAAGCGATAGAATTGCTAGATACAATATGGCTAATATTAATCCTAACACTGGAGCTAACATGGCATTTGGTTTACAGTCGGCAGTTAATAGGAACAAAGCTATCGCTAATGCTTATGCTACTAAGAATAATGCTGAAAATCAAATGGCATTTAACAATGCTCAAATAGCTAATCAATGGGGACAACAATATGCTAATGCTAGACATTTAGCTTCTGTAGAACAAGCTTAGAATGATGCAGCTACTAGAAATATTCGTAGAAAAGGATTTGGTGATTTATCTACAAGAATATAGTAGATAAGTAAAGATAAGCGTTTAACTAAAAGAGACTCTGCTGTACTAGAAGCTATGTTACCTTATTTGGAATATGGTATGACATCAGATCAATTAACTAAATTATATAATAATTTGAAAAGATAATGGCAACAAATAGATTTGATAAACCAATAGAAAGTGAGTATATTAGTTAGTATACACCAATACCTTTTGAATAGTTATATGCTATAGGTAAAGCAAATAACGAAAGAGTAGATAAAGCTTATTAGGATTTAGGTAATCAGTTTACTAAGTGGTCAGAGTTTAGATCTCCGTCAGCTATAGATACTAAGAGGTGGTATGATTTAACAGTTGGAGCTGGACAAGATATAGTAAATAAATTAGCAGCTAATCCTGATTTGATTAAAACAGCAGAAGGTAGATCTTTAATACAATCATTTATTAATACAAGACCTTATAACGAGCTAAGTTAGTTACAATAGAGCAGAGAAGGATTACTTTAGAGATAGAAAGTAAATCAACAACTTATGCTATCTGGTAAGTATAATCCTATGTGGCACGATGTTGACTTTACTAATTATAATACTTTAGACAGTGGAGTATTTAATGACGTTGCTCCATTAGCTTATAAGTCAGAAGTAGACTTAGTAAAGCCTTATGTTGATAATTTAAAAGCTGGGTATATTAGATCTGATGGTAGTTATGATTATTCTGGTGTATCTACTGATAGAACTGACGAATAGATAGCTAAGAATATATCTGCAATATATAATACTCCGGAAGCTCAAATGCATATAAATACTTTAGTAAGATAGGGATTTACTCCTGATCAAGCTAGAGCTTTATTTACAGATAGAATTTATAGAGCAGGTAGAGAGTTTGCATATGAAGACAGAGAGGCAAATGAATTTGCTAAACTAGAATATAGTAATAGATTAAGAGCCGCTAGAACTGGTCAAGACACAGTTAATAACGGTCCTTGGTATTTAACTGATTCTTTGGAATATACTGGGTTATAGAAATTTAATAATGCCAGAAACTATTACTTATCTAATAACCCTAATTATGAGAAGCTAAGAAACGATGTTAATAGCAATGATCCAGTTGTTAGAGAAATGGCTAGTAAACAACTTAGATCACTTGCAGATAGCGCTACTCCTTATAATATGTTCAGAGATATTATGAGAAAGTATGGTACAGAAAAGAATGGAAAATTACAAATTACAAATACTGATATAGATTATGCCGTTAATGATATATTCAACAACTTTGGATATACAGTTCGTAACTCTAAATTAAATGATCTATTAAGTAGCACCATATAGGGAATTACAGAAAATGAACAAAGTACTCCTTTAGGTAGACGCAAAGTTATATCTGGTGGAGAGAATTTGAATTTAATGTCTAGAGTAGTATCAGAAATAGCTGGATTTGAAGCAGTAGATCCTAATCGTAATAAAGTAATAAATGCTTTGAAAGGTGGCAAATTTAATAATATGATATTACTTAACAATGACAATATGATAACTATTCCAGTTGTTAAGGACGGTTAGCCAAGCACAGCTAATTTGCAAAGAATTAAAGTAGCTATATCTGAAGATGATATTAAGAATGCTGGTCTTACTGAAGATGATATGAAAAAAGCTGGAGCTACAATACAAACTTCTAAACAATCTATATCAGAAAGTGAAACATCTAATTTATCTGGGAAAACTTCTGGTGAAAGATCTGAATTAGGAGAACAAATAGCTAAGAAATGGAGTAGTAATACTACTAGAACTGTTAGATCTGGTATTAAATATTATGTATTAAATTTAAGTAACAGTGTACCAACATCTGGAGATGATTTAAACGCTGAATATTTAAATCAACAAGCACTTAAACTGAATGTAACAGGATCAGTAGCATCTGGGCTATATCCAGATGTACAAAATGAATCTTTTGGATTTCAATAAATAATATAATATGGCAAAGAAACAAACATTTACTGTGGGTAGTAAAGATAATATGAGAAGTAGGCTTCAAGAGTTAAAGGATTATACATTTAATCCTTTAACTGGAGTCAATCCTTCTGAAGAACAATACGAATTTGATATGGCTCAAACTAAGCCATTAAATACTTCTTCTTTAGAAGAAACTCCTAAGTAGGAAAAGATTGTAACTACTGAAGATGCTAGTGCCACTAAAAGTGGAAAAGGACCCAACTATATAGCAGATCCGGTATTCTCATTTATCAATGGTATTCAATAGGATATGGTAGATAGATCTACTGGTGATATGCTATTGAATAATAAAGAAAAAGATGAATTAGAGTTTCAGAAAGTTTTTCTAGAAACTGAAAAAGAAATGAAGCTGTTAGATCAACAGCTTAATAGAGCTTATTTGGACAAAGATACAGATAAGGTTCATGAATTATATCCTTAGTACAAGGCTACTTTTGATGCTTACTCTAGTATGCTAGATGAATATAAAAAAGTAGCTAGTAAATACTATAATCAGTATGGATATCAGCTTACTGTAGAAGAAAGATTACAAGCTCTTAATGAAGGTATTTCTGAAAGAGAACAGAAGTCTAAAGAATTAGGTAAAGATATTCAAAGAGGTAGAGATATATTACATTTTATCAATAGTATATACTCTATAAGCGATGAGTGGAAACAATTAGAACAAGAAAATTGGGCATATCAAGTACCTAGAGCATTAGGTACTTCTTTCTCATCTATATAGGCTACTGCTGTTAACTTTGCAGCTGTTGCTGCTGCTAATTATCTAGCAGCACAAGTTGCAGCATCTCCTACTGGTCCTTATTCTCCATTAATTGCTGGCGGTGCGGCATTAATAGGAGCTGGAGCTACAGTAGGTACTAATATATGGTCTAGAGATAGAGAGTCTTTATCTGAAGTAGCTAATAATTATAAACAGAATGTTTATGAATATGCTAATAAAAACAATATAGATATCAATAGCTTAGCAGATATAGGTAGAGAGAATCTAAGTCGTATTACTGGTGTAGAATACTCTAATGATAAGAATTCTTCAAATTATAGAAGTAATGATGAAGTATTTGAAGATATGTTAGCTTATGATATACCTACTGGTAATAGTGAATTAGATACACTAAGGTACAATACTAAAAATAATCTAAAAGATATCTATAATAGAAATATGGCTTTAGCAGCTAGTGATGTAGCTCAAGCTGCTACTATAATTCCTGGAGCAGGTAAAGTATTTACTAAAGTACTTGGTAAACTTAATCTAACAGAAAGAGCTATTGATGGTACAGTTAAAGTATTAGATAAAGCAATTGACTATACTACTAATAAAGTAGCTCCTAAAATATCTAAGGTAGCTAAACATAGATTGTCTAAATATGTATTAGAACCTACTGTTAGAATAAGTGCTAATTCTGCATTAGAAGGCATTGAAGAAGTAACACAATACATGATTGGTAATCGCATAAATGAACAGAATACATCTGATACTAATCTGTATAATCCTCTTGATGTAGCTACTATGTTTATGGAAAACAATGCTATGGCATTGAAAGGTTTAGCCGCTGTAGCTGGTATCAGTGGCGATCCAGCTTTAGATGGAAACAAAGAATTAGTAGATAATTTTAAAGTAGGTGCAGCTATAGGTTTACTTATGGGTGGTGGAACTACAGCTGTAAGTACTGCTAATAATCTAAGATCTTATAATGCAGGTGCAGAGTTATCTAGAAACTTAATGGCAGAACATATATCTGCAAAAGAGGATGTATATAAGTATATTCAATATGCTAATAAAGCAGACAAAAGGATGCTTAATAAGGAAGCGTTCTTAGATGCTATAGATCAACAAATAGAATCCGCTAACATTCCAGACGGTTGGACTAAAGAAGATCTCGAAAACGAAAAAAGAAATATATCTTCTATATATGATATTGTAAAGAATAACAGTAAAGTAAGAGAATTTAAAGGAGAAGATAGACATATTGCTGCTGCTATATATAAGCACAAAACTGATATGTATAACAAAGCTATATCTGATTACGAAACTCAAATAAAAGATATAGCTCAAAGCTATAACTCTATTAATTCTGAAATAGATAATGTATTAGGTAGTCTATCCGATGATAATACTGATAGTGAAAATACATTACTGTTAAAAGCTTATCTGTTAGACAAAGCAAGATTAGAAGGAATTAAAAATTACATTAAAGTATTAGAAGAATCTTAGATAGTAGACAAAAATAAGCTAGATGAGTTTTATATAGCTGAAAAAGGTATAGAAAGACGTTTGTCAGGTTTATCAGATGTTAAAGACAAATTCTCTGTAAACCCTGATGATATTATTTTAAGTTCAAGAGATGATATTGAATCAAATGCAGTTAAAAGTCTTTTAGCAGAAATTGCATTAACAGATGCTAAACAATCGTATAAGAAATTTATAAATAGTGACAAAGCCTTAAATAAGGCTGTAGATATATATAAGAATAGTATTACTGAAGATACTATAAATCAAGATGAACAGATTCAAGAAGAAGAAACTCCACAACAAGAACCTGCTAATATTGATGAAGAAGATACTACAGATACTATAACTTTACAAGATAGTACTGATGAAGCACAACAACAGATAAATAAAAATCAAGAATTAGTTGATTAGCAACCAGCAGTATCTGAACAAGCATAGTAGCAATTAACTGGAGAGACTGAAGAAAAGGAAAAAGCTGTTGCTCAACCTACTCAAGTTCCTTCTGAGCAACCTATACAAGAAGAAGAAAAAGAAGTTGCATCTACTAAATCATTTTGGGAATTTGGTACAACTGTAGATACAAGTGAAGACTATGAAGGATTAGTAGAAGAAGAACTGACCGAAGAAGATTTAATTAATCCTGATGAAACTATATCAAAAGATAATACTAATAATGTAGCAGACAATCCAGAAGCTACAGTAGATCAAAATGCATCTGGTTATGAAGGTACATAGAGTGCTGAAGATATACCTTCTGTTTAGGAGCAACCTTCAATATAGACAGAAGAAATTATTCCACAAACTCATACTGTTACTAGTAATACAGAACAACCTTCTGCTCCTGTTACTGAACAAGATATAGAAGATAGCAAAGTATATGATACTAATGATGTTTAGGTTAACGATGAAGAACCTACAGAATTAGTATATGGAACTCTATACTATCAGCCAGATAATGATCAACCTATGTTCAAAGGTTATGAATCTGGAAGATCATTAAATGAATATCTATCTACTCCAGGTATGTTAGCTGAAAGTAAAGTTACCGCTAAGGTTGGTCCTAAAGATTCTAAGTTTGGATCATATGATCCAGCAAATAAAGCTACCTGGGATGAAGCTCCTATATATATAGAAATAGAAGCTAAAGATGGTAGAAAGTTCATAGCTACTTTGAAAACTATCGAAGGAGCTAAAGGTATATATAGAACTCATGGTAGAGAATTATCTAAATCAGAAGAAGATAGAATCCGTGAGTTACGTAATCAAATCATTGAAGCTAAAATTAATGATCCGAACTGTGAAATAACATTTAAGAATATTACTATTACTAATGGTAACTTTAATGTTAATAGAACAGAAGAAGGAGAAGTAATAAATAGAAACCTGTTGGATATAGAATCTTTAGGAGTTAGAGATTTACACAATATATTAGACTCAGAAACTAAGTTTGGTATAGGTAAAGGTGTAGCAGACCATTTTATAATTATGGATAGAAATGGTCTTCCTATGGAAGGTAAAGGTGGATCTGGTAAAATATTTGTATATCCACCTGCACAAAATACCCCAGCTGGTGTTACTAGAAACATTAAACTTAACGAAGCTAGATTCAGTAATGAAGATAATAGTCCTTCAGAATTAGCTAGATACTTAGCTAATGTAATATTATATAGATAGACTGGTAATGAAGCTGTGTATCCAGAAGATGTAATTCAACTAGTGGTTAACTATGGTAATTCTACTATATTAGATCCTTCTGATCCTAGATATGCATTTTTAGCAGATAAATAGTTCTTTGTAAATTATAAAGAAGGTTGGGCTTAGTTAGGTAGAGAACAAGTTCTTCTATCTAAATTGAGAACAGATGCTGGATTTGAAGACCTAGTAGAATTTATTACAGATAATTTACATTGGAATACAGAAAAAAATCTATTGTGGGAACCATTGCCTAAATCATTTAGAGAAGCTATGATAGATGATAATGTAGATCATTTAGAATTAGTTCCTGGACTAGAATTTGATTTAGAAGACGTTGGATTAAAGAGAATAAATGGTAAACTAATAACTGACGAAGATAATCCAAAAGGATTAACCACTTTAGCTTACTTAATTAAACACAGTAAGCTATTAAGCGATTTGTAGGATAGATTATTTACTAGACCATATGTATACATTGATTCTCCAGTAATATCTTCTAAACCCACTGAACAACAAAAAAAGTTGGAAGCAGAATCTCAATCTCCTACTAAAAAGAAGTTCAGTTTATATGAAGTTCCTACTTTTGATGCCAGTGAAGAATTAAGTAGCAAGACAGAAGATAAATCATATAATGAATTTACAGATGCAGATTCTGATGCTGTATCAAGTTTCTTAGGATTAGATGGAGCTCCTAAAATATTAAATAGTAATCAGTTAAAGCAAAGTAAATTTATCAATACTAAAAAGGCTAAAAAGTGGCTACAAAAGAAGTTAGGTCTTACTGATGAACAAGTAGAAGTAACTGATGGAGTTATTAGAGAATTTGCTAATGGTTCTGCTGTATATG